AAAAAATAGCGACGGTGAAACAGACTTCAATCAGCAGGACCTGGCCCACGCCGTTGATACCGACGCCCGTAATAAGCGGTTAGTCGAAGCCTATCAAGAGCATGCCGACGGGCGACGGGCTATCTGCTTTGGGGTATCAGTCAAGCATGCTGAGCATATTGCAGCAGCATTCAACACCGCCGGTATTCCTGCCGCTTGTATCTCTGGTGAAACCACTTCACCAGAACGCGCGAAGCTCTATGCTGCTTTGCATACGGGCACTATCAAGGTCCTGGCATCGGTCCAGGTGCTTACGGAAGGGTTTGACCTTCCATCCATCTCTTGCGTCATCATGGCCCGCCCTACACAAAGCCGGGCACTCTACACGCAGTCTGTCGGACGTGGCCTGCGCCTCGCCCCTGCAAAAAAGGATTGCCTGATCCTTGACCTGACCGACAATAGCACCCGCTTGCGCTTGACGCCTCAGACTTTGCGCAGCGTCATCGGCAAACAGATCAAAGAAGATGAAACACTCCTTGCCACCCTTGCACGGGAAGAATCCGAAAAGGAAGAGCGCGAGGCCAGCGAGAAACGCGCGCTCATCAGGAAACTCAACGAAAAGCGCGACAAAGATCAGATCGTCAATCTCTTTGCCCTTCCTGAGTGGCAAGAAAAAGAGAACGGCATGTTTGTGCTGGAAGTGGGTCTGGAACGCCACAGGATTGCCCTGGTGCCCTGTCAGTCGTCGGGGTGGGCACAATTGTATGATGTCTGGGCAAAATTGGCTCCTGAATTCACTGGCCAGCGATGGATGCAAGCGCAACCTTTAGATTGGGCCATGCAGTTGGCGGAGAAGCGCGCCAGAGCATTGCTAGAAGACCCAAAGAGCAAAGTATTGATTGATAAACATGCCCCGTGGCGGAGCAAACCTATTGATCCTGACAGTAAACAAGTGAGCATGCTCAACTGGTATCGTATCCCCTGGACTGCTGCTATGACCAAAGGCGAGGCCAGCGACTTGATAGACCAGCATATGCAGAAGATTGACGCGCGTAAAGCCGCGAAGGCAGCGCGGGATGCTGAGCGAGCGGAACAACAACAAAAAGAGGATGAGGTGTCTGGAAATCTCTATAGCAACCAGGGCTTTAGCCTGATGAGATAAGGAGCATGCACATGGTTCAACCCCTCATGACACTTGAAGAGATAGGCGCGCAGCGCGAAGGCGAGCACCGGGGCGGCATACGACAAAAATATGTGCTCAGTGAGCAGGGCAGGTTGTTGTTGCTGCGCCACTACGACGGCACAACAGAGAAAATAGACTGGCTCGCGAAACAGCTCGGTATGCCACGCCAGATTATCAGGAGATGGGGCAGCCAGCTCGGCCTGGCCAGGCAGAAGGAACCACGTTGGACACCAGAGGAGATAGCCTATCTTGAGAACAATTTGTCCAGAGTGAGCACAAAAGCCATGGCAGAACGACTGGGGCGCACGCAGACCGCTGTGAAGCTCAAGGCGAAGCGCTTGCATCTAAACAAGACCCAGGAAGGCTATACCATGCGTGGGCTGTGCTTGGGGCTGGGCTGCGACCATCACAAAGTGCAGCGCTGGATGGAGAGAGGGTGGCTCAAAGGGAAACGGAGACAGACGGAACGTGACCGGGATATCTGGTATTTCAGCGATAAGGCGATTCGCGAGTTCGTCAAAAATCATCCTCAAGAGGTGGACCCACGCAGATGCGACTGGTTATGGCTGGTGGATCTGCTGGTTGGCGGTTTAGGCGCGCTGGAATAGGAGAGGAATGTATGAGCTTTACCTTTGGCTCCCTCTTCTCTGGTATCGGCGGTATTGATGTAGGGTTATGCCGTGCTGGAATGCAATGCCTCTGGCAAGTGGAGATAGACGACTATGCGACGAAAGTTCTTGCAAAACACTGGCCCAACGTTGCCCGGTTTCGAGATATCCGAGACGTCAGCCCCCTTGCAAGGGTCGACCTCATGGCTGGAGGATTCCCTTGCCAGGACATCAGCAGCGCCGGGAGACGAGCAGGAATTACTGGAGAGCGTAGCGGGCTCTGGTCAGAATTCCACCGTCTCATTTGCGAGCTACGACCCAGATACGTGCTTGTGGAGAACGTCGCAGCTCTGCTTCACCGGGGAGTCGAAAGAGTTCTTGGGGACCTTTCCGCCAGCGGGTATGATGCGGAATGGCAGATGCTACCAGCGGCAGCGTTTGGCGCGCCGCACCTCCGCGAAAGGATCTTCATTGTGGCGTACACCACAAGTAGCAGACATCAAGAGTTCCAAGCAACAAGCAGGCTACACGACCAATCTGACGCACCAGGTGCTAATGTTTCCAACGCCACTCTTCACGGATGCATACGGAGGCAGCACCAACCGCAGCCCGGGCAGCACGAATGTGCGTCCATCATTAGCCAGAATGGCGACAGGGAACAAATGGCCGACGCCGCGGGCAACAGATGGCAGTCATGGCGGGCCGAATGCCAGGGACAGCAAAGGGAGTTACAGCCTCAGTGGAGCAGTCCATCACTGGCCAACCCCGACCGCCAGTCCCTGGCGGTCGGGCAAATCTTCGGAAGCCACGCACGAAAAGAACTCGCGACCTTTAAGCGAAGTTGCAGCACAGGGTCAGGTATCTGGGCAACTGAATCCAACGTGGGTCGAGTGGCTGATGGGATTCCCAGCAGGGTGGAGCGACTTAGAGGACTCGGAAACGCTGTAGTACCTCAGATTGCTGAATATATCGGACGGCTTATTCTGGAAAGAGAGGCACAACTATGCCGAGATTCACCCGCCCGCTCCATTCGCTGCGCCTGGTGCGATGGGTTGGTTGATCCTGAAACCGTTCAGCAGGTGCCTATTTCTGAAGAAAAAGACAGCGAACTGGTGACAGGCGCTGAACCTGTCTGCACAGGATGCCTGGAGTATTGGCAAGTATGAAAAAGACCCCCAAACAACGGGGGTCTTTTGTACATTGATACGGTGACATGGGCTTCCGTAGAAACGTATCAATGAAGCGCCTAAAAAATTTACTCCTCGTCCTCTTTGCCTTTCCCACCGGCGTTTCGATCAACGGGGTACGCTGTCATCAACTCGTCCAGATCACTTTTCAAAAGATAGGCATCTGGACGAATTTCCGTCTTATATTGTGTTAATGAACCTTTGTCCAACAATCGCTGTAACACGTTCTGAGTGACCCCGACATAGAGCGCCGAGTCTTTCATATTGAACACCTCAACCTTTGTACCATCACTGAGTCTGAGCAGTATTGGTTCAGGAGCCTCATCTGTTTTCTTTGCATAAGCCCTCGCTTTGCTCTTTTTGATATTCTCTGTGGTCATTTCGTCTCCTTGCATCTCTTTTTCCCTACCTTATCCACACTCTCTACTATTCTCACTGTTTCACACTATGTCATAAGCAGTATACAGTATATTAACGAGATTTCGCAAGAAATTGACGATTTTCCCAATTAGAACACAAGATGTAGTGTCTGCAACACAGGCTTTATCTCTTTCGCTGGAAACACACGGGTCGCCCCATCAGGTGATTTCGTCCCTTTGAGTTTGTCGAGCGTCACCCGAACAGCATCACGCTCAATGTGCGCTCTGAGCTGGCCCATATCCCAGAGACGTCCTGCACCATCGGGTGTCTCTACCCGCTCTGAGACACACAGCCGTTCAAACTGCTCTTGTGTGTCCATGGTGTGCTGAAAGTTTGGTGGCAGTTCTGGCTCATCTCCCCCTTGCAAGGGGGTTGGTTCAGCAGGTGGTTCGAGCTGCGCAGCCCACAATCCTGCTTCTACCCAGCCTCGCAGCGTTGTACCAGTGAAGACCTCAAATTCAGGTCCTAGCATGTCATTTGGATCTTTGAAGCGCAGCTCACCACTCCATTCATCAGCCCAGGGCCGCCAGCGTTTGGCATGTGATAGTAGATGCAGCCACTCCTGGGCGCCTGCATCACCAGCAGGGTCTGCATCAAAGCTTTGCAGCACAATTGGGCGTATAGAGAGCTTCGACGGCCAACGACTATGTGCCCACTGTCCACCCTTACCATGATCTTTCCCACCAGTCGCCACGCAAGAAATGAGATCTCCAGCTTCCTGAGTCACTGAGAGGGCACATAGTTCACTTTCTACTATCATGGCAGGCTTGCCAGATTGTAGCGTGTCTACGCCATACAGCCCCTTCGCGCTGCCCTTAATTTGGCCGTAGGGCATGATATCCTCTCCTGGCCGCTTCATGGCCAATTTCCAGACAATGTCCCCTTCAAACCATGGGATCAGGATACCGTTTGGAATACGAACGCCGCCCTTTTCCTTGTCAACATCCGTCAACTGCTCTGGATCAAAACCCCACCAACTAAAAGGCTCTTTGTACCAGCGTCCATCCTGGGCCAGCGGCACATAGCCTATTCTGGCTTGTTTAATGATCTCATCACCCAGACCGCGTTCCCAGAGGTAGATCAATGCCCTGCGTCCTTCTGGGCTCTTAGGATGCCAGAGGTACTTTTCAGCGCGTTCAATCAGGAGTAACGCTGACTCCTGCCATGCCTTGCAAGGGGGCTGGTGCGCGGAAGATGCATGTACAGGAGAAGGCACATAGCCATCTCGCTCAATGCCCAGCTCCTGGTAGGCATCGCTGTAGGAGAGGCCAGCGAAATCGACCAGGAACTGCACAGGACTGCCCTCGCGCCCACATTGACGGCACCACCAATGATCTCGCTCACCGCCTATCCAGACATGAAACCGATTCCCATCATTGCTTGTACCACACCAGGGACATACCCCCCAATATTCTGCCCCAAACTTGAAGTGGTTAGAGCGCTTTGTCATGCTGATCCCAGCCTTCTGCTCAATCAGTGAGACAAGATCAATGTTCATGGCTACCTCCCTTGCTCAAAGCGGGCTTGTCGAGCGGCTGTGTAAGCTTTCATGAGTCGTTCTGTCCTGTCCATCTCAGGAAGAGGCCAATAATCACCCTTCTTTTTCTTCTTGTGTTCTCGATGGCAAGGTAAATATTGTTCCTCGCCATTTGGAGTGATCCCTCCTTTGAAGCAAAATGAACACTGACACCACCTGTTGACTGTAAGAGGATAGAGGATATCCCCTACTCCACCAATTCTCCATTCCCAATCAGAAGAAAATCTCCGAAAAAATGCAACATATTCATCATCGTATGCCTGGATACAAGCTGGAATAGGTAACTCTTCTTCCTTTTCTCCATCTCTAGAAAATTCAGGTCTTACAAACTGAAGCTTCCCATCGGGAGTGAGCCGAAGCCTGCAACTATCACCATGTGAATAGTTAATTCCTGCGATATACAGCATACGAGCTAATACACCCTCTATCCCTCTGTTACTTAGAATGTGGCAGTAGGGGCACCCATCAACGTATCCATCTGGAGAAGTATGCACACACCCTTCTTTGTAACATGGCGATGTCGTATCGCGCCCAACCATAGTTGCCTCTTTGGGAGAATAGCATGTTGCTCCTTTCTGCTCAGTTTCAATAAGTGCACCATCATATTTTTCAACTTCTTCAGTATCATCAACTCCTGGCACCCAGATTGACCCATGAAAGATATAGACAGGATGATTGGTTGACATTGCCAACAATGCTGCTTTTTGGCCTTCTTCTTTCGTTGGAATCTGTCCTTTAATTTCTATCCAGCACTCTTGTTCAGGGAGCCAAAAATCGGGCAGATACCATGTTCCATCTAGATCATAGCCTTCTTTTTCATATTCGTACTTGACGCCAAGCGTCTTGAAAAATGTGGCCCAGCGCGCCTCTAAGCGGCTCCTGAACCAATACCCATCAAAGGGTGTCTCAATTGCTTTCAGCATGGTCCTCTGTTCCTTTCATGGCTTTCGCCTGCTCAAGTAGTGCCTGCACGTCCTCTCTATAAAAGCGCCAATCCCGGCCAGCCTTCTGGCCACGTAGATACCCACGGAGTATCCATCGGTAGATCGTCGAACGACTGACCCGTAAAAATTCCATCGCCTCGCTCATGGTGAAAAGCCTCTGTCCAGGTGGGATCTCCATACGTATTTTTTCCTTCAATAGCCCCGGCATCGGGGTAAACGTTCGTTTTTTTAGTCTTCCTCATCCCGCCGTTCCCTCAATTGATATTTCAGCGTGCCATACGCTGTCGGAAAATCATCAATCATCTTCGCCCGTTTCATCCCGGCTAACGCATCTTCCAGCTCCTTCACACTTCGTTTTTTCATATATGATGTTCTAATGGCGTTGAGCGTCAGCGCTCCATGCTTGTGCAAATGACGTTTGATCTCGTCTTCAATGGTGGCTTTCTCTGAGAATTGCGAGATTGGCGCATTCACCTGGGCATACAACTCGTGCAAATTCCTTCGCAACACTTCCGCCAGCTCCTGGGCTCTGGCCCAGTGCCGCATCTGAATATGGTTATTATTGGAGAGACTTGCCATAACCACCGCCATCCTCATCGCCACCTCTGGGAGCCGTGTATAGCTACCGTTAAAGTCACGATGAGGGAATGAGAGGCACATCTGCTTGAGCGCCACGTAGTACCGCTGGTAGGCTTCGTGGGCGTCATCATCGATGCGGCAGGCAGTTTGTGGTAAGGGCGCTCGTTCAATCCTGTACTTACCCGTCGGTTCGTCATTCTTGAGCACAGGGATTAACTGACACTCAGGGATACCTAGACGATGATGCCAGTTGATGAGGGCCTCAATAAGCGATTGAGGCGGGAGCAATTCACCAGACTCGAAGGGATGAAATTTGACGGTCTCAGGACTCGGCGGGGGCGCTGCGATAAAGCTAAAGCGCGCCCAGGTGCCATCTGTCCAGAAATCTGCGCCTGATCTTGCATTCTCTTTGAGGTTAGGAGGCGTCATCGAGCCGAGGAGCGCGATATACGGGCTCTCAATTGGTTCACCGCCACGGGCAATGGTATCGGTTTCATAGAGGGGTGGGCAGTCATTAAACTTCAAAAAGATGTCCGCAAAATCAGCCATCACGCTACTCTTGCGCAGCATCGACTGTACAAACTTGCCGAATTCATCGAAGTAGAGGCCACGCTGGCCAGGCATCGCGAGTTTTCTCCTGACATGTTCTTGCTTCTCTGGAGAAAGCTCGTCATAGCTTGCTGGCACATGCACGCCTGCCATATTGCTGAGCAGCTTCTGCGGCGTGATGTAGTCAGGGCCAATCAAGTAGCTGAGTCCAGCCCTGGTGAGGATGTTTTTCATGACCCGCGCGGTAACAGACTTCGCGAACATGGAAGAGTCAGCACAGAGGGCAATCATGAGATTGGAATAGACCGGCCCCCCTTGCAAGGAAAGATGCACCCGGCGGGCGGCCACCGTTGAAAAGCCCCAGAGGCCACAGAAGAGGTGAAAATCATCATACCCCTCTGGGCTGGCCTGCCTGCTAAAGCGTTCATAGATGTCCAGTTCCGGGCAGGCGCCGCGACTGAGACCTGAAGGCAGGTGAGCCTCTACTGGCAATGGTGACAGCAGCGCCTCTGGTGCAGACTCTACTTTTGCCGTCTGCTCTCCAAGGAGATCCCTGAGCGCGGGGTGCTGTCTGTACAGCGTTTCAAAGGCCCGTGCCAGAGCGTCTAGATCCCCGTCAGCATCCCTGACTGCCTCCTCTGCCGACGGTGCAATAGTGGCCCAGAACTCCCCCAAGTCTGGGTGTGGTTCGATGAGGTGACCGCTACGCGCCGCTGAGAAATAGACACGGGCGAGCTGGTCATAGATCGATTGTGGAATAGACGGTCTTACGACTGTTGCCATAGAGGTTCGTCCTTCAACAGACTGATTTCAACGTCGGTATGAGGATCGTTCTTATCGACAAGCTTCCTCACATGCAGGTCAACAAGCAGATTGTCATTGAGGATAAGATGCGCAAAGACCGCATCTATCGTGTGTTTAATCCCTCCATCCACATCTCTGCGCCACATGGTTTCAAAAAAGAACGTGATTTCCCCTTGCAAGGGGGTTTTGCGAGGAAGTGCATGGCGGATCTGCTCCCAGAGCGTCACATCCACCTTTGTTTGGGACAGCTCGAGTGCTGCATCCTTCTTGAATTGCCGAAGCTCAGGCGTTTCGCCTAGCCGTTGATATTCCCTCCCACCTGCCCGCCGTATTCGCACGATTTTATATGAAGCGTTAATGCCAGGCGGCAATGGAAGCCGCCCTCGAAATAAGACTGTCATAGACATTCCCCCAAATTTATGATGTGGGGATAGTATATGTCAATGAAGATAGTATTGTCAAGAATAAGATAGAATATTGACAGAGTTGCTAGAATGATGTACTATGGTAAGAGTGAATACTGTTTTGAATAGACAAGGAAGGAACTGAACTGAGATGCTCGTCATACGACGCAAGCCGGGCGAGGCGTTTGTGCTCGCTGACACTATCTACGTGTACATTCTGGCGGTTGAGGGTGAGCGGGTGAAGGTTGGTATTGAGGCACCGCCCGACATCATCATTGCCAGAGAGGAGCTGCTAGACAGACCAAAAGAACGCACCGCAGCCATTGTTGAGATGTGGCTGAGAGAAGGAAAAAGCGCATGAGTGAGCTTTCATCCGAGCAAGCAAAACAGATTGTACGCTCGTATCCTGAACAGGGGGGGGGCAGAGGCGGAAGTAGTAGGAGCCATCTTTGACCAAGACGAAGCTAGAAAGTTTTTGGAGTGGCTGATGAGTGATGAAGCGCGGGAGATCGCTCGCACATTACAAGCACAAAAGGAGGTGCCATAGCCGTAGAGACAACTGAATAGCCGAAAAGGAAATCGAGATCAATCGCCCGGAGAACTGCTGCTCCGGGCACTGATTTTTATAGAACAGCCCTTCATCCGTCTGATCTACGAAGGGATACAGATAGATCGCTTCGTAGAGCAAAAACGCCCAGGCTTTTCACATCCTCCCTGAAGGCCGCCGGGCGTTTTTGTGTGCCCGATTCTCCCTTGCAAGGGGGCTGAGGCTTTGCTATACTGATTGTGGTCGTACTCCAACAGCAAGGGCTTACACACTTTGGGAGTGAGAGGCCGCAGGTTCGAATCCTGCTCCCCGGATACATCCGGGGATAGCTCAACGGTAGAGCGCTAAAACAGCCCCTGCGACTTGTACGCCAAACCGGGAATAGCGTAAGGGTGAGCGTCCATGCCCTGGGAGCATGTGGAGATAGTTCGAGTCTATCTTCCCGGATCTGTCTGTCGTCTAACGGTAGGGCGCTGGCGGTGCGCACACACAAAACAGAACCCAGAATCCAGGTTCGATCCCTGGCAGACAGATTGGATACTAGGCGGGTCGGCCCGCTGGAGCTGGACTATGTGTGCCACTCCCTTTGCCGTCATGAGCACAAGATATATGGCACATGAGCCACTGGAAGCATAATCTTCTGGTGGCTCCTCTGTTTTTACAGCCTGCTTCTTGTTACTGCTGCTATACCTACTCGTTGCACGAATCGAATCGATATTCGTGTGATTTATGATGTAGGAAGCAGAAATATGTATCAACCACCTGAGCAACCTCAAACCGTTTGGGACCATCAATGGAATGCTGATGAAACAGTCCAATCATCGGCATATCCTCCACCACCGCCGTACTATCCTCCACCCTCTCATCGGTCACCACAGAAGCCATCAATCAATCAACCTCTCACGCTGATCATTGCTCTAGCTGTCATTTTTATGCTTGGCTTCTCTGTCTATCTTGCCTCTGCGTTAGGCCTGTATGGCTCCCGCCAATCGATCACATATGATGACACAACAACGCCAGATACACCAACAGCAACCCTTGCCGCCACTGCGACCAGCAAGCCCACTATAGCGCCTACAAAGCCTGCAGGTGGCACGACACCAGTATCTTCTGGCCCAGGGCCTGCGTCACACAAAACAGGCGTCAATGGCAATCCTTGGGGCTATGACTTCAATCCAGGGGATGTCATCGCTTCGCCACCAGGTGACTTCTGTGCCTACTTTGCCTGTATTGCCAGCTTCTGGAGCGGCAATGGCTACGTGATGGAATGCCAGGATCAGACGTATAGTAAATCAGGTGGTATACGTGGAAGCTGTTCACGCCATGGCGGAGATATGCGCCCCTTATATCAGCATCCAGCAGGCGCCATCCCATGTATGCTTCATCAATTTGTCGATGTGACGCCAGAGCCCTCTCCAGATCCACAACCGTCACCCTCACCAGAGGCCTCGCCAACGCTTGATCCATCCCCCACTCCTCTGGCCACACCTACCATTCCAGTCACCAGAACACCAGCTCCCACACCAACACCCTGGCCAACAAATACGCCAGTGCCAACAGCAACACCATCATGCTAAAATACACAATAGCCCTGGGCTCTCTGCTGGAGACGCCTGGGGCATCATGCTGTATGCTATCTGGTCGCTTTTCGACATTTGTATAGCAGCAACTATAACATATGTGAAAACATGTTGTCAACTCGTACTACACAGTTTCGCTCATATAATTCAATTTGGTGTCGATTCGCCTTGATTTTTAGGAAACATAATGATATGCTGTGATGGTGCAAAAGTTACGTTGAGCAGGGTATATATACAGAGAGAAAATATCGTCATGTGTTCGTTGTAGAAAAGATGAGGTATAAAATGCCTACCGAAAAGCAAGAAGCGCTCCCAGCTATCGCCTCCGTGGCACGACTCCGTATTGGGGAGTATCTGATGATTATCTGGGAAGATAGGTCACTGACCATCAGACGTTGGGAGGACAGATACACCGATAACCCGCCTGTATTTGCCTGCGATGCTGAGAACATCCCCCAGTTCGCCCGGTTCCTCTCCCCGCTGGGAGCGTAATACACACAGGATGAGCATTCCCCCCGCTCATCCTTTTTCTTTGCCTGGCTCTTCATCCGGGATCTGCTCAATCAGTTCGCATGGGTCTACTTCCAGCGCTACTGCTAGCCTATCGAGGGTGGCAAGCGTGATGTTTTCGTGAGGATTGCGCATCACACGCTGCACAATTTTGATATCCAGCCCAGAACGAAGATAGACTTGTCGTTGGCTCAGCCCCTTTGACTGGGCAATTTCTTTGACTTTTAGCTGTATTGCCATTGCTCTCACCTGCCTTTGAGCAATGGTATACGAGCAATCGACTTGACAATAGTGGGCGCATACGCTATTGTTAAAGAGCAGTTGTTTTAAAGCAATTGTTTTTAAACAACTGAGAAAGCAAGGAGACATCCAAGACACTTTTCGACCCTTTGTCTCCAATTGCATCACACCCGGACAGATGAACTAGTCATGTGACTGGTTGCCATCCGTTCCCATCTGTCCGGGCGGGCTATCCATATTTGAACACACAAAAACACCCAGGAAAGCGGCCCTTACACGCTCCTGGGTGCTCTCTCGTTCAGATGTCCCCTTGCAAGGGGGTTATGGTTCTCTTTCGATGGATTGCTTCCCTGTTGCCTTGTCAATCACCAGACGAACAGAGGGCGTAACACTATACATCTCAGCACTAATACTTTGAAAATACTCTGACGCCTTCACCCAGGCATCCATTTCGTCCATACCAGACTGAACAAGGGATTCCATATAGTTTCGTGCCATGTCTGCGTTGATTTGTTCAAGCGGTGACCGTGGGCGATACAGTGGAATTGATTCTCGCTTTCGTCGTCTCATTTCTTGCCCTCTCTTTTTGTGCCATCATCGCATAAAAGATGCGCCCTTGCAAGGGTGCATCTCATCGGTTCAGTCTCCCTATTCCTCCACCTCCTCATCCAAATACGTGGCCACCTCATGACGCTGAAGCAGCGCTAGCAAAAGTCGAACTTCAGCCAGTGGCAGCATGACGAAGGATGATGGTTCCTGGCTGTCCTTGGTTCGGTAGATTCCGATCACCAACTCTGGCTGGTCGCCTGGAATGCGTGGCAGCGGGTGACAGAACGTCAAACCGACGTGGTGGCCAGTATCACGGTCATAGCTCACAGTGGTCTCAAAGCTGGAATGGCGGAAATGCACGCTGCCAGGCACAATCGTTGGTGGTTCGCTGGGTAGAAGAGTGACGGGATAGGCGATATCGTTCGTTGCCATAAGAAAAACTCCTTTCAAATTTCCATACCCAAAATTTCGAGGATGACCGGGCTCCACAAGTGCTGGACCAGCAATTGGGCCTCGCGTTTTGTCAGATCAATGACACTATCTTGCTTCCCAAGGCGGCTATGGGCAAAGGAAAGCGTCGAGATACCCTCCTGATTGCGAATAGCCGTAATCTCGATTAACTCCTCTGGCCCACGGCGCAGGTACAGCGTGCAGTCAGCAGCAAATTCAGGCTGTTCTGGCGGCATGTGAGACTCCTTTCAGATCGTTTTGCCGCGATAGATCAAATCGGCTTCCTCTGGTGTCAAGAGGCCCTCATCAATGTCCTGGGCTAGCTGCCCAATAGCGGCCTGATCCTCTTTACAGGGACAATGCGGATCTGAGCAGAAGAGGTCTTCGTCAGTGTGCTCTTCTATGGGTTCATCGTCGTAGATGACTGGGATGGGTTTGTTTTCAGTGGAAAGAATCGTGCTCATAAGTGTCCTCCTTACCAGACTTGATCTAACAGGGTCAGCAGGTATCTTGTGGGGTCTGCAAGTTCATCGGTAAAACAGTATGAGAGGCTATCGAGTGTGCTCTGGAGGACACCGGAGACATAGGCGCCAATCTCAGGCTGTGCATCCTTGTTTTCAAGGAGTTTTTCTATGGTCGTTGTGGCGCTCCGTATGGCACGTAGCGCGTCTTTCTCAGTGCCTTCGATCATGGGTCGTATCCTTTCTCATCTGGTTGAGCTGAAGATAGCTCAACCAGATGACTTGAATTTAGGCAGTTCGGAGAAGACTAAAGCCCTGGTTGCCCATCTCTCCCCTTGCAAGGGTGCGTTGCTTCGGCTTGTGGCCCATGATCCGCTCATATTCGGCATCGGTGGCGGGCTTGCCGTTGAGGGTGAGAGAGTGCTCGCGAGCTGGAGCAGTGGTTTGTTTGCGGGCCTGAGCGCGCATCTGGCAGCGAGTAGAAACCAGTTTCGTGTGTCGGCATGGAATACGACTCGGGCAGGTGTCCTGCCAGGTCATGAGATCAGCGCTCCAGCGAGCGACATAATACGAGCCATCATTCTTAGAAGATCTGACCAGGTAAAAGACTTCCCCGGCCTCAATGCCATATTCCGGCATGTCCTGGTTGGCGGTGCAGCGGATCGTTGCAGCGTCGCAGTGCTCGATACGGACGGTTTTCTGAGTGGCGATTGTGGCTACTGTCATGGTACAATTCTCCTTGTGACTTGCGGCTTGAGGGTTCCAATCTGCTAGCCGTTTGTCCGAACGATGAGGGCGATACTTCGGTATTGCTCTCTTTGCTTTCTCTCCGGGCGTTTCCCTTCGTTGAAATAAGTATACCAGAGTTGTTGGATAGTTGTCAAGTGTTTTCGGATACTTTGCAAAATACATTGACAACTTGATATTGCTATGGCATAATAAAGAAACAGGATGTCAAATATATCCTGTATAGGTCCATGGCTCTCACAACTTTTTTGGGGGATTGGTATGCAACAGAAGGACTATCTCACCTATGAGGAGGCGGCTGAGTACATTGGGTGCAAACGTAGTACCCTTTACTCACTTGTCTCTGACATGGGTATCACAACACACAAATTTAAATACGACAAAAGAAGATACCTCACACGCGCTGATGTAGAGCGTATCAAGGAAATTAGGGAAAAACCATGGTTGGCTGGACCAGATGAGGAAAGACAATCAGAAGAAGAACCAGAACGGCCTGCTGCGTAGCCAGGGCTGGCGGCGACTGAGTTTGCAAGGCCCTTGACGCCGCTCAGCCCAAGCAATTGCTCTTTCCATTGTATCATGTGCAAAAGAATTTGTCTTTAGTTTCTTTAGTCTTTAGTTTGTCAGAATGACCTGAGCACAGGTCGTTTGATTGAAAGGACAGCTTTCATGGAAATACACCCCAACCTCCGTAAACTGCTCCAGTATTTTCACCAGCTCAGTATAGAGGGTGAAACTGGGAGGTTTGATTCCCGGCGTGTTCACAATTTTGTTAAACCGGGATTTACGAAAGAACACGTAGATTGGATAACGTTCATCAAAGATACAAAATCTTTTCTGGCTCGATACGGTGAAGTAGACTTAAGAGTATCACCAGAACAAAAGGATTTTGCTATGCTCACCGCGGACCAAGCAAGTATCCTGCTCTGCTTTGATGCCTCGGAAAGTTCTGTAAAAGTCAGTGAACTCTTAAAACAAGTAAACCACTACAGAGCACTAGATCGACCTGGTAAATATGAATTTGGCGCTTTCATAATGTGGTTCCTTGATGGCAGTAAGGACAAAACCTTAGAAGAAACAAACAAAAAACACGAAACTCCACTGAAAAAGGAGAAAAGACTAGAAAGAGAATTTGGTGAAAACCTTGCTTCCCAGGGGATTCCCGTTCAATATCAAGTTCCCTGTGAGTACGGCATTGCTGATATTGTTACTCCAGATGCTATCTATGAGATCAAAGCTTCCTTAGCAAGAAGCACCCTGCATAAGGCTATTTCCCAGGTTCTGCTCTACCGAAACTGCCTTAACCCCTCTGCAAAAGCTATCGTTGTTGGCTACCCATATAGACAGCAACCAGTAGATATCCATCTAGCAAACAGTTTAGGGGTTGAGGTAATTGTCTGCGAAGATCAAGGCCCAGAACACGAAGCTGAGAAACCCATCACTCTAAAAAAGGAACAAAAACGACGAGAGCGGATTATACCCGCAAAGAAAGAACGCTCAATCAGAAAGGAAAAATCTACAGTGCGTAATAACACATCAGTTGTTCCCTCTCGATCGCAACCAGACAGCTCACCCTTTGATGCTATTCGCCAGATCCGCGATAACGGAAGCGAGTTCTGGAGTGCCAGAGATTTGCAAGAGCTTCTTCAATATCGAGACTGGCGCAACTTCGAGAAAACTATCGAACGAGCAATGATCTCCTGCAAAGTCGCTGGGCGCGAAGTCTCCGAACACTTCGTTGAATCCACCAAAGTGTTAACCGTTGGGAATGGCGCTCAAATGACTGTGAAAGATTATCACCTGACTCGATTTGCTTGCTACTCCATTGCGATGAATGGCGACGTTGACAAGCCTTCTATTGCCACTGCCCAAACCTATTTTATGGTCCAGACCAGAAAAACAGAATTGGCAGAAGAAGCACAACGGCTTGCCCAGCAACCTACACACCCACAACTTCCTCCTCCTCTCTTCGAAAATGTTATCGGAGATGCGCCACGCTGCCCAACGCCTACACGTGCTCAGGTGGAAGCAGCTATCATTCGCACTGTCCATGCTATTCAACCACATCGCAAACATGGCGTTACCCTGCATGACATGATGGCCTGGAGTGAAGAAATTCAAGCATATCGGGCGTACCATAGCCTCAGCGAAGAAGGCCGAGGACTCTTAGACGTCGCTGAAGCGCTGGTGAAACGTGCTGTTCTGACACGCATCGAAATAGAACGCGCCTACTACTACAGCTCACCAAAAACTGCAGGCTACCTGCATTAAGCAAAGTCTTACATAAGACAAAGGAAAGCCGCTGGTGTGGGTACCAGCGGCTTTTCGTTGCTCCCTACTCATTGCTTCTTTCTTGCGCGACCCTGGTACAGACGATGCCCGCATGGGTGCGCATACACACACCTACCCACCTGCTGCTCTTGCTCTATAGGCGCACTGCATACAGGACACAGGCCCTGGGCTAGCCGCTCAAGATACGAGCGCACTGCCTGCGCCATCTCCTCTGAAATGGGCTCCTGCTCACTCTCCATATGCTCCCTTCCTAACATCGATACCGGATCTTCAACTGCTTCTGCATCACCCGGAATTTGAAGGCGTGATAGCCGCAAAGACCGTCGCCGCCATGGCAAACTGCGCACGTTCGCGACAGTCTATAGCGCTTGATTCTCATTTTCGCTCGTTCCTTTCTGGGAGCCGCTTGAAGCCTCAGATAAATTCGGTAAAAATTTCGGTGATTGCCCTTGCTCAACGGCAAAATTGAGCACATCACGCCGCTCTTCCAGTGGCCATGTCTCCAGGTCCTCTCCCTGGACCTGAACATACTGACTGATGAACTGTTTGAACTCTGCATTGCTGGCATCCTCAACGTTCGTGGGCTTGCCGGTAATCGTCGAGATGAAGCACAGGCTCTGAAGATCCAGCAGAGCGAATTTTTTCGGTAGTTTTTTCGGTAACTCTGAGCCTTTTACCGAATTTATTTGAGGCGTCACGCCGCCACTGGGCTGCTTTCTCATGAAACTTCCCGCCCTTTCTGATATAGTGCTGGTTGTAGTAGATACACATGTCATCAGAGAGTCCTCCAGGCCAATAGCCCCGAACAATCCGGTAGATAATCAGCTCCTTCACCATGTCCATTGTTCGCTGCCGTCCTCGCTTCTTGTGCCACACCGGTAAAACCGCTTGTGAAGTGACTTTACCGGGTGGCTCTACCGAATTTATTTCTTCGGTAGAAGCTACTGCTGGCTCTGCTGGTTGGCCTGGCTCTGGTCCAGCGGAGCCTGGGAAGGGTCCTGGGCTGCACTCCCTTGAATAGACTTTTTGAGCAATGCAAGTGTCTCAGGAGAAAGTGCCGTAATCAACGCATCCAGATCAGCCATAGTAGGTGCTTCAATCCGAGCGGATGGAGGCTGCGGAGCGGCTAACTGCGCAGGTGCTGGCCGAGGTGCCAGCACCGTTTCTGTTTGGGCTAATGACACTGATTGAACGGTAGGCTGCACACGCGGACGCCGGGGCAGATCATCCAGGTACCGGCGTGCTGGCTGGGCCGCGTTGTATTCCATGCGCACAATGACGGTGATGGCAAGAATGTTGACCACAAACGCCAGAATCACCAGGCCATACGCCAGAATAATGATCCCAGGATCAATCTGGTGGGGGATATTATGCGTACTGGAGAGATACATCTGAATCATGGTCGCCGCTGTCGAGAGCGCAAACGTCACAATCCACATCCCGAAGGTGAGATGCTTTGAGCGGCGCAGTCGGAAGCGATAGAACATTTCGCCCATCGCGTATCCAGTGGCACATCCGTCGCAGACAAACATGGTGACAATCTTCATGAAGAGGTTGTCAGGGGGAAACAGCCAGTTCACCAATTCAAAGGTCTGCCAGCCGTAGGCCACGATAATCACGGCATAGGCAATACTGACAATCACGCGAATCCACCAGCCAGCTCCTGACTGCTGGAATTCATCATACTCTTGAGACATTTGTAAAACCCTTCTTGAACGTCGTAGAATGTTCCACGACTCCTGAACTAGTTACTCGGGAGTTCAGAGCTGGGGCAATTGCAATGTCGCCAGCTCGTTCACTGCTACAAAGAAACACTACAGATAACTACAGAAACACTATCTTTACCTCTCACTGCCCTCTACAGGCTTGCTCAGACTGCAAATGCAGAAGTGAAGCAAGTAAAGACACCCTGGAAAATCCTCTGCAGATGTCCAGAACCATCTCCAGACAAGTACAGAAACGCTCTCTTTACTACTGAAACCGCTCTACAAGCCCATGCAAGTGGCAAGTGCAGAAGTGCAGCAAGTCAAGACACTCCAGAAAATCTTCTGCACTTGCTCTACAGATTATCAAGCACTGACTTTGCACCCTTGCGTGCCTCTGACTGGCGAAGAGATTTCAAGTACACCTCGGTCACCTTGATAGAGCTATGCCTGAGCAAGCGAGATAGTTGATAGATGTCTCCACCATTGCGTATGAACATCACAGAGAAAGTGTGGCGGAACGTATGCGGTGAGCAACGGACACCCTGGATATCTGCCCATTCACCCAGACGCACAATGATCTGATAGAGTCCAGATTTCGTCAGAGGCTGGCCAGCCCGATTCACAAAAAAACGCTCCTGGGCTATCAGTTGTTTCTTGCGCTGATGCATTTCTCGATCAGGAAGGCCACGAAGCTGAGAGACGATCTTATGCTCGATTGTCGGCTCTCGGAACAGACGAAGGTACCGCTGGAGGAAACGCCTGGTCTGCTCTCCAAAACCCACCTCACCCCACTTCTTCCCTTTCCCAAAAATGCGTACATGAGGATCTTTGGGATCCAGGGAGACATGCTCTATAGTCAGTCGAAGCAGCTCCGACTCACGAATACCGGTATCCAAAAACAGAGCAACAATCGCTCGATCACGCAAGCGCAGATGCTCACTCTCCTCCTTATCACATGCCTGAAACAACGCCTCTATCTGCGAGCTGGTGAAGGTTTCAAGAATGGTCTCCTCTATCGTGGGCTTCTGGATGCGTTGCGCAGTCACCGCCAGCACATGATGGCAATATTGCTCATCTAGTACACACCAGTTGAGGAAACGCTTAATGTCCTTCACATAGAGGGCAAGCGTACTTGCTGAGAGTTGATTGGCTCCAGCTTTTGCAGGCTTGTGCGTGGCCGCCAGGTGTTCAAGGAAGCAATGCACCACCTGGGCATCCACCCGATGGAGCATAATCGGATCATGCTTTTCACGAATACTGACCGCCTTCCAGGTGTTTGCCTTGCGATCATGGGAGATGGCATGGGACGCACACCACTGCCCAAAGGCGGTCAGCGTATAACGATACTCATCCTGCGTCTTCGATTCAAGGCGCTTGACTGCTGACGATGCAAGAAAATCCTGTACAGCAGTGGGAACAGGAACGACTGCATCAGCTTCCCGACGCTGCTTCACGCGATGATACCGATTAGGCATGGGCTACCCCCTTGCAAGGGGGAAAGAGGGGACTTTTGAACAGGGGATGCTGGCTCAACCCAGGTGAGAAGCGTGTCCAGTGCCGATCATTTCTTCCAAGCAGGCTGTCGCGAGTTCGAATCTCGTCTCCCGCTCCGATGAAGAACTGGCCTGACAAGCCAGTTCTTTTTTTGTGCTCAGCATACCATCCTCCCATAACGAGTCCTTTCTGGCTTGAAACAAGGTGTGTATCTGCTGAAAGGCAGGAACTCTACCACTGAGTTCCTCCCGCAAATCAACTATACCATACCATTGCACAGTATGTCATCAGTAGACAGAAGATGCAACCGCGAAGGCTCTTACAGAAGACAAAACCTTGCAAGGGGGAGAGAACGGAACAACTACAGATTTCAGAACTGCAGATGGTGAAGAAGGCTCAAAAATTATCTTTGATGATTCTGACCTTGCAAGGGTGAGGAGGGAGGTATTTCATATAGTTATTTTTCTACACACTAAAGAAAGATAGATATTATAATAATAACCTATTTTTATTATGTATATACATTCTGTTGTATGGACAAGATAATGATTTATTCCTCTATGGAAAGTCTTTCTTTACGAACAAACATCCTACCTCCCTTGCAAGGGCAAACACTCCAGAGGAATCTGAGGGCTTCTCCACTCTCTTGACTTCTGAAATCTTTGGGTGATGTGTTCTACCCTTGCACGGTCTGACATCTCCAGAAACTTTTCCGGGCTGTCTTCACTTGCTGTACTTCTGCATATGGTATCTGAGCAGGCTTCTCAAGCCGATTGACAGGTGAAGATAGGGTTTCTGCACTTCTCTGCAGATGTACTGCGGCTTTTTATTGATGAGTTTATTTCGAGGCAGGTGGCCACCAAAAAACTATTCGTCTAATGTGTATTGGGGGAAAAAATATTCTCCAGCTAACACTTCTTGCAGCGTCAGCTAACATGTGCTATCATCAGGACAATTATGGGAAAACGGGACACGCAAAGGGTACAACATCGAGATGTGAACGCAGGCAAACGAGCAGCTTTGGCGTTGCATCTGCGTGCGCAGAAGCTCACCTATGAAGAGATTGCGCAGCAGTGTGGGTACGCTGACAGAGGCGCCAGTTATAAGGCCGTGCAGCGCGAGCTACAGCGTACCGTTGTCGAGAATGTTGACGAGCTGCGTCGTGAGGATCTGACCACGCTGGATGTGTTGCAGGCGGAATGTATGGCGATCTTCCTCGACAAAGAGAACAGAGGGCGCCTCTTTGCCGCTGATCGTGTGCTGTCGATTATGGAGCGGCGCGCGAAGCTGATGGGCTTAGACGTTGCAAAGGATGGGAATATCGTAGCAGCGCAGGTGGTTGTGCGCGAATTGCCAGCAGGGTATCTGGGTGAGGTGAAGTCGTGAGAATGCCTGAAACGGTCACGCAGGAGTATGAGCTACAGCATCTCTGTGGGTTTCCTGTGCGCATTCATATTGAGTTAGAAGATTTCAAGGTGACGCAGACGGCGCTTTCTGAGGCGCAAGTGAGCTATTCGGGTAGCAGCGTTTGCTATTTTCGACTGAATGATAGTGAGCCTCTTACTCATTGCCCCCGATGTGGTGAAGTGTTTCCGAAGGCGGTGAGTGAATGAGCGTTGTCGTTCCAGAGATTCGCATTCCAGCGCCAGAGTTGCGCGGTGGCAATCTTGCGCTTGGGGCATGTCGCGATCTGGAGGTCTGCTTAGATGGTCCTGCTGGCACAGGCAAGACGGTCGCAGCCCTGTATAAAGTACATCTCCTTTTAACACTCTTCCCAGGTGCAAAGGCGTTGGTCGCCAGAAAAACGAACACTGCACTTGCGGGCAGCGCCATTGCCACCTATCGCGAGATGATCCTTGATCCTCGCGAGGGCGTCAAATATTTCGGTGGGAATAAGATACGTCCAGCCGCATTTGAGTATCCTAACGGCTCAACCATGATTGTTTCGGGGCTCGATAAACCAGAAAAAATTAAATCGTGGGAGTTTGATGTCGCCCTGATAAATGAATCCACGGAATGTACAGTAGAAGACATAGAGTTTGTGCGCTCCCGCCTGCGCCATGGCAAACTGCCTTATCATCAACTCATCATGGATGTGAATCCAGGCCCACCAACGCACTGGCTGAACCAACGCATGAATGATGGCCTAACGACGCGCCTGGTGAGTCGCCATGAAGACAACCCACGCTTCTTTGATATGAGAACTGGTGAGTGGACAGCAGAAGGCCGGACCTATATTTTCGAGACATTAGGCGGGCTGACTGGCGTGCGGTTGGCCCGCCTGCGTTATGGCATCTGGGCAGCGGCTGAAGGCACTGTGTATGAAGACTCCTGGGATCGGGCCAGAAATGTGGTAGACAAGTTTCCAATTCCTCGCGAGTGGCCGCGCTACCTTTCTATTGACTTTGGCTACACGAATCCGTTTGTCTGTCTCTGGGTAGCGCAGGACCCAGATGGGCGGCTGATTGTGTATCGGCAGATGTACAAGACGAAGACACTTGTTGAGGATCACGCAACAGCGATTGCACTGGCCTCTGGCTGGTATCATTTGTTGCCGAAAGACCATCCCAAACATCAACCGAAACCTGTTGACTGGGCAGACCCGCTGCCTCGCGAGGTGATTTGCGATCATGATGCTGAAGATAGAGCGACATTGGAGCGTCATTTGAAGATGATGACGACGCCCGCAAAGAAGACGGTGAGCGATGGCATCCAGGCGGTGGCCTCGCGGCTCAGATCAGCAGGTGACGGCAAACCCAGGCTCATGATCTTTCATGGTTCCCTGGTTGAACGTGATGAGGAGCTGGCCAGGGCAAAGCGGCCATTATGTCTGGAGGATGAGCCAGAGGTGTATGTGTGGAAGCGTGGCGCAGATGTGACCGTGAAGGAAGAGCCGCTGAAAGAGAACGATCATGCCCTCGACGCGTTGCGCTATGTAGTCGCACGCTTTGATCTTATGCCGTCGGGCGTGTCGTATTTCAAAGATATATGGCGGTGAAGTGTGGATATAGAGCAGATTGAAAAGATTTTATCAACTATCGTTTTCCGTCTTGAGCAAGATGATGAGGTGCTGCCATTTATTCAATGTCAGTTGCTTCTCCATATCTATAAGAAGCTGGACAGTATTGATGATAGCTTGGCTACCATGAGTACGGATAGCTGGAATGACCACCATAATAAGTGAGGATTAAGCTCATGATTGCACCTGCCTATCAGCAACAGACTCAACCACAAACGCTGGCCCAGGCTCCTATTCCCCAGGTCGACCAGGAGCGCAAACAGCAGATGCGTGCTGCATGGAAAGCCTATCGTGGCCAGCTCCAGCCACCACTGAAAGTAGCTGCTGGCCAGCCTGATGATAATGTGCTCAGCAACCGCTGCGCGCCGATTGTCGATAAGGGGGTAAGCTTTCTCTTTGGCCAGGTCCTCAAGATTGAGGCGACCAGCGAAACCTCCGAGCCTGACACTGCGATGCAAGATTTTATTGAAGGACTCTGGGGAGACGATGACGAGCGTATGACGCTGCTCAGCAAGCTCGCGACCAATGGTGGGGTGTGTGGACAGGTGTTTGTGAAGCTTATCCCAGCTCAAGGATCGATGAAGTATCCCAGGATTGTCATTCTTGATCCGCTCTTAATCAGGATCGTGACCTCGCCAGAGGATTGCGATCTGCATCTGGCCTATATCCTCGAATATCCCAGCATCAACGACTGGCAGAAACGGCAAATCGTGGCACGTGTGGACCCGAATGGAGATACATCGGCTGTTGGCGATGCTGATATTGAGGATCGCTGGACAATCTCCAATTATGTACGGCGTGGACAAACAGGTGTGTGGATGCAGACAGGTGAGTCTGAGGCCTGGAATTATCCCTTTGCACCGATCTTCACATCGCAAAACCTCTCAAACCCCAATGAAGCCTGGGGAGTGCCAGATTTGACGCCTGACCTGATCGAGATGAACAGGGTGCTGAACTTTGTGCAGTCGAATACGTCTCGGGTGATTAAGTTCCATGGGCATCCCAAGACGTATGCCACTGGCCTTTCTGCAACTCAGATCAATATTGGCGTGGATGACTTAATCTGCCTTCCTTCGCCTGACTCAAAGCTTGCTAATCTGGAGATGACCCATAGCCTGACTGATGCGCTGAGCTTCGCCGGTATTCTGCGCTCCGATATGGATGAGCAATCGAGAGTACCAGGTGTCGCGCTCGGCAGGATTACCGACTTGCCGCGTGGGGCTATCTCTGGCGTAGCATTGCAACTGCTCTTTCAGCCACTCTTAGAGAAGACGACGCAGAAGCAGCGGTTGTATGGCTGTCTGATACGGGACGTGACGCGAGCTGTGCTTGTGGTTGCTGGCAAGCTTTCCATTGAAGAGTATGAAGACTACCCGATTGATCTGCACTGGGCAAACCTCTTACCTGTAGACGATCTAGCCGCTGCGCAAACTGCGCTCATTCTCAAACAAATAGGCGTGTCTGATGCGACGATTATGCAGCAATTAGGCTATGATCCTGATGACGAAGCGGATAAGAGTCAGGCGGAAGATGCAAAGAAGATGACTGCTTATTCGCGTGGTCAGGGATTCCCGCCAATGCCACCAGGAGGACAGCCACCCTTGCAAGGTCAAGAGCAGGGTCAGCAACCAGGGCAGCCGATGAATGGAGGCATGAATGGATAGCTTTGATGAGAAACGATTGCTCTCTGTTTTAGAGCGCATTGCAGCCGCATTGGAACGACACAATGATATCAGCGAAAAGCATCTGGCGCTTATAAGGGAGGAATTAACAGCGAGTGATGCCCGTCTTCAGACGCTCTATGCAGAGCAAGCGACTCTTACCCCCTTGCAAGGTGAGGAGGAGGCGGTGAAGCATGAATGATGAGTATTGGTGCATTGTTGTTGATCGTGGTGATGGGAAGGAAACATTGATTCATGAGGGTAACGATATTGACAAAGTGTATACGCGTATCGGGCAGATGGTTCTCAGTTTGGGAATAGAACAGATTGTGGTGTATCGAAATGGTGAAGAGTATCGACGCTATGCTTTGTCGTCTCAAATAATGCACCAAACTGGTATACAAAATGCACCAGATGGGCGGTGAGTGATGAAACGACTGTTGGTTCTTTATACATCTGCTATGGCAAAAGAGAAAAGGTATGCAGAGGGATTAATTCATTTTGACGGTTCGGTGTATGTGGATGGTTTTTATCCCGAAGAAGGAAAGCCCTATGGTGATTTGGAAGCATTGAAAAATGCTTTGCGAGACAATGATGGTATCAGGCATTGGTATATTCTTTTGCTTGATGTTGATAAGGAGCACAGTTGATCCAGGGCCGTCTCCAGCAACTTATCCTTCAATATCGCGCACAACTCCTGCACAAAGAACAGCAGGCTGTTGATACGCTGACCTCTGCCTATACACACATCTTGGCCGTGATCCAGGCGCAATTGGCAAAACTGTATCGGGATGTCAACACAAAGCAGCAAAATGGTGAGGATATTCCTATTTCCTGGCTCTATCAGGAAAACAGGCTTCAGAGCGCGAAGCTTTTTATTGCAAAGGAGATAGGTCACTATGGTCAACTTGCTCAGATTACCACACAGCAACTTCGGCATTTCGCGGTAGGGCTGGGCCAGCAGTCTGCACAACAGCAATTGCATGTAGTGACTGGTGAGCGGCTTATCACGCCGCCAACGCCGTCAGTTATTCAGAACCTCATCGGAGCTACGAAAGCAGGCACGCCGCTTTCTGATCTGTTCAAAGGCTTCGGTGATGAGGCTGCGCAAGGAGCTGCTGATGCGTTGATCCGGGGCGTGACATTGGGCAGTAGCACGCAGCGCATGGCAAAGGATGTTGAGCAAGCCTTGCAGGTGCCGCGCAATCGGGCAACAACCATTGCCAGCAATGAAACGTTCCGAGCATACCGCTCTGCTAATGTAGAGACATATCGGGCAAGTGGGTTGGTTGAACAGTGGAGATGGATCGCTTCTAAATCTGGTCGCACCTGTCCTGTCTGCATTGCAATGGATGGGATACTGCATGATATGGATGAAGAGATGGAAAGCCATGTCAGGTGCAGATGCACGATGATCCCTGTTCGTGCTGGCTCATCGATGTCTTATCAGACGGGTGTTGAGTGGTTTGATGGGCAGTCTGAATCTGTGCAGAAGGAAGTGTTGGGAGCCAAATATCAGGGATGGGCCAATGGGGATTTTACGCTACATGATATGGTCGGGCATTCTCATGATCCTGAGTGGGGCGGGTCATTATATGAGAAAAGTTTGAAGCAACTCAAGAAAGCGGGATAGTTATGCCAAGTGATTATGTAAAGGATCTTGTCGATCATAAGGTGCGAGTAGCAGCCTATATGCAGAGCATTGCAAACGACCTCTTTAGACGGGCAATGATCCATGACAATTCGAAATTTTCTGAGGAAGAATATCATCTCTACGAAGCTGCCTGCCCAGAACTTCAGAAACATGCCTATGGGTCGCCAGAATACAAAGAAGCCGTCAAGCAACTCGGTCCTGCATGGGAACATCATTGTAAAGTCAATGACCACCATCCTGAGTTCCACAGAGAGGATGGTGTTAGTGCCATGACGCTTGTACAGCTTATTGAGATGCTTTGCGATTGGTTAGCGGCCAGTGAGCGAAGTCAGACAAATTTCGAGGCTGGGCTAAAGATGAACAAAGAGCGGTTCCATATCGACGATCAGCTTTTCGAGATTATTGTGAACACGGTGAAATGGTATGCTCCGGTCAAGTTTTTGGGAACTGATCCATTGTTTTGATGTAGGTGAAAGCAGGGTAAGCATGGCGAAATATCGAAAGAAGCCAATCGTTATTGAGGCTGAACAACTGACTGTACTAACTTTTATTCAGACATTAGAAGGTACAATGCAGGGCAATCCGGGGGATTGGCTGGTTACTGGGGTCAATGGTGAAAAATATCCCTGCAAAGATGAGATTTTTCGCAAAACCTATGAACTTGTAGAAGAGCAACCTGATATCCTGACAAAATGTTGACATTAGGTGAAGGAAACAGTACACTATGGGTGAAGAGTTAACCACATCTGCTGACGGGGTCCAGGCGACCACCAGTGGATCTGTCCAGGTGACAGCCCCGACAACAGACGGCCAGGCGCCGGTGAGTCAATCAACCACAGATAACAAAGAGCATGAGCGGATCATTGAGCAGCTCCGTAAGGAGAATGCGGCGGCCCGCAAGCGGCTCGATACCTTTGAGAAAGCCCAACAGGAAGCTGAAGCGGCGAAGCTTTCCGATCAGCAGAAGCTTGAAAAGAAGCTGGCGGATTTACAAAAAGCCCATGATGATGCGATCAAAGAGAAACAGGAACTTGCTATTGCTCATGCGGTCTCATTGCAAGCGCAAAAGCTTGGCTTTCAAGATCCTGATGATGCTCGACGTTTTCTCGATATGGCGGCACTTGAGTTTGACGGCAATGGCACTCCAACCAATGTAGAGTCTTTGTTGAAAGATGTGCTCAAGAACAAGCCCTATCTCGCGGGCAAATCAGCAGTGTCCACCAGCGGCGGGGCAACCAATCCGTCGCGATCAGCAAGCGCTGCACAGCAAGAGTTGTCCTGGGCATATATCACTAGCTTGAAGCCTGCTGATTGGAACGCATTTACACCAGAACGCAAACAAGAAATCCAGCGTTGGCAGTTGAATAACCCGCCACGCTTCTAACTACTGATCTTTTCTATCTCCTGCCCAGCGCCTTTTGAGAGACGTTGAGCTGGGGATGATGGGAGATATATGAGTCTACAGAACTTTATCCCAGAGATCTGGGCGGGAACGATGCTGACCGCGCTCAGAAAAACCCTCGTGTATGGGTCGCTGTTTAATACCGACTACGAGGGTGAAATCAGAGCGATGGGCGACACCGTTCGCATCAATGCTATCGGTGACATTACTATCAGCAACTACTCCAAAGACACCGATATGAGCGCTCCTCAATCCCTCTCCGATGGGCAGACCATGCTTACTATCTCACAGGCCAAATCCTACAATTTTGCCGTGGATGATGTCGACAAAGCCCAACAGAACCCCAAAGTCATGGGCGAGGCGATGCTCTGGGCCGCTTACAAGATGAAAGACACGATGGACCAGTATTACGCTGGTTTCTATACTGATGCGATTTCTGCTAATCTCATCGGGTCTTCTGGTTCCTTTACGACTCCTGACAAGCCGACGTATGACAAGATTGGCGCAGGCGCGAACGTCTATGACTACCTCGTGCTCCTCGGCCAGAAGCTAACTGAGGCGCTCGTACCAGAGCAGGGTCGTTGGGTTGTCTGTCCGCCATGGGGCGCTTCCCTCCTCAAACAAGATCCGCGTTTCACTGGCTACAACACTGACGCAGGCCGGGCTGCTATTATGACTGGCAAGCTTGATGCCTCTGCTGGTCAGGCGCAAGATGGCTATGTTGGCCAGATTGACGGTATGGATGTGTATCAGTCGGTGAACGCTCCTCATTTGGGCGGCACCATTGGCATTGCTGGGAGCCAGGATGTCTTTATGGCCGGCCACCGTATGGCACTGACGAAGGCCGAGGGCCTCAATGAGGTGGAAGCGTACCGTCCTCAGTATCGCTTCAGTGATGCCATTAAGGGGCTGTGTCTCTATGGGGCAAAGACAGTTCGGCCATATGGTATTGCGGCTGCCTACTTGCAACACCCATAAGTTTTTGAGGAAGGGAACACAGCTATGACAAACCGAACGACATTAACCCCTAAATCCCTCGCTGGAAACGGTTCCATTGTGAACATGTTGAACGATGGCACCAACTTTACTGCGACTGATGCCACCAACGGCATGAGTATTTCGCTTGCCAGTACTGCTATGCCTGCTGCATCCTCATGTGATCGGCTCATTCTCTTGGTCCTCAATACGAACGGGACGGGACGCACGGTCACTGTTCGCGCGTCTACTCCTGATGGTGGCGTGACGAAAACTGGCGCTGGCACGCAAGGGCTCCCATATACTCCGGGCTTTGAAGGTGGGAAGGGTGATTTGACAACATCGGCAATGACGTTGACGACTGGCATCGGCATCATTGGGCCGTTTGAGGTTGCGCGGTTCCTTCAGCCTGACGGGACGATCAGTGTGGACTTTTCAGGCGCAACCGGCTTTATCGCGGCGTTGCTCTTGCCCAGGGCATTTTAGAGGCTGGGAGGAAAAGTATATGGCACAACTTGAATTACCGCCAATGGCACCAGGCGGGCAATGGATTCGTCTCTCGGGTGATGGTCCGCCCGCCTATGTGGTCCATGAAGCGCATATTAAGCGCTTGATTATGGAAGGTGGGCAGTTCGTTGCTGATCCGCGAGATCCAGCACAATTTCAACAGGCGGTTCCACAGGCTTCGCCAGTAGAGGATGCTCTCAGGGCAGAAATTGAAGCGCTGAAGGTGCAGATGCAGCAATTGCTAGCGGTCCCACAAGATAGTATAGGCGCTTTTAATCCCGCCGATGAGGATGCTGCTGTTATTGACAGAGCTGATACCAGCAAATCAACTGGAAAGCGGAGCAAGGCATAACTGATGGCAGTTAGAAACACGATGCTCGATCTGATTTCTACCGTCAGGTTGATGATTGCTGATATGCTCTCGCCAAATTTGCAATATCAAGATATTGATATTCAGAATAGGCTCGACGCAAACCGCGATGATATCCGCTATGAGAGCTTAACCATCGCGGCAAGCATTGTGAACACTGCCAGTACCAGCAATCAGGCATCTGTCATCTTTGCTGACTACTATTCGCGCTACAAGTGGTGGGAATCAGATGTCGTGCTGCAAGGGAATAATGTGAGCACTGGTGCAGCTTGGGTGGTCCTTACGCCTGCCAGTTCAGACTATATCATTGGCCACTGGCAATTTGAATTGACGCCGTTTGTTAATGGAACCGTTCCTGGTCAATATCCGCCAGTCTTCGCGACGGGCAAAGTCTATGACTTGAATGCTGCTGCTGCTGATCTCTTAGAATTCTGGGCGGCCTCCCTTGCAGGGGCTTATGACATCACGGTAGATGGGCAAAATCTCAGGCGTTCGCAATTGATGCAGGCCAAGTTCATGATGGCTGACCGGTATCGTAGATTGGCAAAGCCCAAGATTGCCAAGATGAACCGTTCAGATGTGCAGCCACCGCTCAGTACGACACGTGTGAGACTGCTTGATTCCGGTGATCTGGTGAAGGGAGCTTGACATGATCCCAGCCGCTGAACTTGCCCGAATTCGAGCTGATACTGAGGCTGTGGTGCTCAATAAAAGAGGCACCATCACGCAGCGGTCACGCGCTCAGGGCAGTCAAGGTGGCGGTGCTGATAACTATGTCGCTGTAGACAATGTGCCCTGCGCTATCACATCTGGCGCGATCCGCTCAGGCGTGGTCATGGCTGGTCAGTTGATGAGTCTCGCGACACAGACGATTCTTTTGTCTGTTGATACCGATGTGCAGGTTGACGCTCGAATCAAGATTGATGGCTCGACCTATCGCGTGATTGGTCCTTCGTATGTTCGCACGATCTCAGTATTGCAGCATGTCGATGCGCTCTTTGATGCCAGTTTGCCATAGGAGACTCTATGAACCAACGCTATGGGTGGAAGCCTGACAGCCCTGACACCAGAGATCATCTCTATGCAGTGTCACCTGCGATCAGTTTGCCGCTGTCGGTGGATTTGCGCCCTCAGTGCCCGCCCATCTATGACCAGGGTCAACTTGGTTCTTGCACTGCCAACGCGATAGCTGGAATGCTGGAATTTGACCAGATACGACAAGTAGAGCATTCGTTTGTGCCATCTAGGCTTTTCATTTACTACAATGAGCGGGCCAAAGAGGGCACAGTGAACGAGGATGCAGGGGCGATGATCCGCGATGGTGTCAAGGTTGTGGCAAAGCAGGGCTATTGTGATGAACTGGGGTGGTCCTACGACATCAGCAGGTTTGCCGTTAAACCGCCTGCGTTTTGCTATGCTTATGCGTTGAAATTTAAAGCACTCTCCTATCAGCGTATCCAGGTACACAATCTGCATGCCATGAAAGCGTGCCTGGCGCTCAGTTTTCCATTCGTGTTCGGCTTCCTGGTGTATGAGTCGTTTGAGAGTAACGAGGTTGCGAGCACTGGTGTGATGCCCATGCCGCAGTCAGGTGAGCAGATTTTGGGCGGACATGCTGTGATGGCCTGTGGCTATGATGATGCACGTCAGGCTCTGCTGGTGCGCAACTCCTGGGGTATTGATTGGGGTCTGGCTGGCTACTTCTGGATGCCCTACGCCTATCTGACCGCATCCAAACTGACTGATGATTTCTGGACCATTCGGAGTGTTTCATGAGCCATGTGAGCGTGACAATCACTGGCAATCAGGATATTGTTCGTAATCTGTGGGCTTGGGTTGACCTGAAATCGAAGCAGATTGACGAGGCAACCCAGGGCGCGGGCCTCGATACCGAAGCGGGTGCAAAGACCAGAGCACCAGTCGATACTGGACGCTCGCGAGCAGGCTACCAGTATCAGGATATGGGCACTGGTCATTGTCGAGTGTTCAATCCAGTTGACTATGTCATTTATGTAGAGCTGGGCACCTATAAGATGCCTGCGCGTCCTGCGCTTTTCCCGTCCTTTGCAGAGGCGTCGAAGAACCTGGACCGTGAACTGCGCAGCATCTTGTCATCATAGAGGAGTCGTATGGGACTGGCAACCGGAGCGGTACAAGAAGCGTTTATCAGCCGCTATAGAGCCGATACCCCCTTGCAAGGGTTGATTGCTGGGAGCGCGGCGCCAACCTGGAACATTTTTGATCAGGGTGCTGTTCCAGTTGGGCAAACATTTCCCTATGTAGAAGTTTTTCCGATCACGACGCAAATCGGTACAGCTTTGAGTATGGGGCAAGATGCTAATGATGTTTTTATGCAGATGAGTGTATATACGCGCTATGGTGGCATGAAGCAGGCAAGAGATATTGCCAAACAAATATATGATCTGACTCATCAGTATAAGTTTTCGCTGAGTGATGGATTTGGCAATGCTCTGACGCTTTTTGAGAATGAGCAAGAGCTGGAACTTCAGGATAGGATTACACAGCAAATTACGCACAGGTACAAGCTCATGGTGAGCGGCTAGGAGGCACTATGACCACACCAATCGGTGTTGCTGGATATACCGGGTATGTGAAGGTTGGCACTTCAGCCAGCCCAACGAATTCACTGGCCCTTGCTAATGACGCAGGTGTGCCAATGACTACGGGCATGTATGACACTACGTCGCTCGGTGGGACTGGTTGGAACACGTTTATTCCAGGATTGAGCGGAAGCAAGCCAACCCTCAAGTACGCCTATGATCTGAACGACACGACAGGACAGCTTGTTATCCAGAATGCTTTCATCAACAAGACGTTGCTCTATTGGATTGTGAGCCCTGACAACACCCATACGGTAAGCTTCACGGCGTATGTTGAGAGCTATCAGCTAGGGGTTCCTGTCAACAATCTTGTCTCTGGACAGGTTACGCTTCAGATGACTGGGGCGCCAACCCTTGCGTAAGTCTGGAGGAATGGTATGACCACACCAATTGGCTTAGCAGGGGTTCAGGGAGACATCTTAGTAACCTCGCCGCCTTCGGTGACACTCGCTGATGTGTCTTATACCGACTCAGGAGACCATCAGCACTATACGATCAGTGACAGTGCGAAGCGCTATCTTGACCCGCTCACATCGGTATCAGTTCAGATTAGTACAAATGGCGGCTCTAGCTGGAGTGCCGCGCCAGCCTATACCATCGTGGCTGTTGGTGGTGCGATCACCTTTACCAGTGCGAATGCGTCAGGTACGTTGGTCCGCTTGCACAGTGGCAAATACTTCCCATATGCCAGTATTGGCAATACTACAGACTGGCAGTTTGCGGGAACGAATACCTTTGCTGACAGCACCTCTCACCAGGGAGCGGGCGGATCAACATGGTCAACCTTCTTGCCACTCCTGACTACTGGCAAAATCACCTGTAAAAAGTGGTGGGTCGATTGGACGCTGGCAAACAATCTGATGAATCGTGACGTCTTAGTTGTTTCCTGTGTAACGCCTGCCAGCCAACGTTATGAAGCCTTTTGCTATGTGGCTGACAGCAATCTGACATTGCCCGTCAATGCGCTGGTCGGGCAGGATTTAACTTTCCAGATAACCAATCAATTGTACGCTGTTGTGTAGAAAGAAGCCTTTATGTCCTTATCGAGAGAAGATATCCGCGCGCGGGTGCTGGGCTATGGCAAGAAAAGTATTCCAGTTGAAACTCCGTTCTGGCCTGATTTAGATGGGATGTTAGCAGTACGGGAGATGAGTGGTGAGGAGTCGCTAGCCTTTGAAAAAGATTCAGAGAATCCGCTGGTTATTGGGCGTCTTATTGTGTCCTGTTTGCAAACCAGAGAGACCAGAGAGCAAGTCTTTGCGCTGCGGGAAGCGGAATTTGTGATGCAAGAAGTAGGTATATCCGCGCTGATGCCAGTGCTGAAAAAGATTGTTGAGGCGTCAGGGCTCAAACGCAAAGACCCAAATGTATCGCAGGTGGATGAAGCGGAAAAAAACTCAGAGGCGACCCAAACGAACGACTCTACTACGAATTAGCGTTGGCTTTGGGTCGCACAAAAGGGGAATTACTGGAGAGCATTGGAGCATCGGAACTGCCGTATTGGGCGGCGCTTTTTAAGATCAGGGCGCAAGAAGTGAAAGAAGCACATGGCGGATAAAGGATGAACAGGCATGCCGTTTAATTTAGGCATCATGTCAGTCGGCTTTGAAATGGATCTCTCTGGTTTAACTAGTGGAGCCACCAAAGCCGAAAGCATTATAGAGGGGCTTTCAAGTATTGGTGAGCAGGCTGGAGCCACACTCACTGAGAGCTTTTCTATGCCTGAATCCTCCATAGGGGTGCTGGTTGATTCGCTCGATAGGATACGATTGCACCTGAGAACGCTGCTTGATAGTGTAGGCAATCTGACTGCTTCAGTTGATGCTGGCTTTGCGCAGATGGCAGAAGAGGCGTCGATTGCCTCTGAAGCCATTGATAGCAGGCTGATGTCTATTCAGGAACATGCGATGAGCGCAGGCAATGCGGTACGTGAAGCTGGTTCCATGTCTCATGCTGCTGGCGGTGGCTTCCTCTCAATGGCTGGCAATCTGGGCATGGCTGCAATGGGCTTCCAGATAGTGACGCAGATGGCCTTACAAGCGGGTGATGCGCTGCTTTCTCCAGCGGCTTCTGCTGAGCAAACCCAGATGGCTTTTCAGACATTGCTCGGTTCAGCAAAGGCCGCGAAGCAAGAGATGCAAGATTTGAACGACTTTGCTGCCAAGACCCCATTTCAGACACAGGGTATTGACCAGGCCGCGCAGAAGATGCTGGCCTTCGGCTTCAATACGAAAGATATCATTCCTGATTTAACAGCTTTCGGAGACGCCCTTGCAGGGTTAGGGAAGACATCAGATGCTGATATGGAGCAGATGGTCGGGGCACTGGGGAAGATCCAGGCGCAAGGCCACCTCACTGGCGAGAGCATGCAGGAACTTTCTGATCTCGGAATTCCCGTTTGGCAGCTCCTTGCCAAAGAGACAGGAAAGTCAACAACAGAACTGCAACGCATGGTGAGTCAGGGAGCAATCCCAGCCAAAGATGCCATAGCGATGCTCGATAAAGGCATTGAGTCCAGCAATCTCGGTGGAGGTATGAAGAAACAGGCGGATACGTTTAACGGCACGCTTTCAACAGTTCTGTCGAATGCGAAAATCGCGCTTGCTTCCTTTGGTGGGCCACTGCTTGATGGGGCGAAACAAGGATTAAAGAGTCTTGGGGATATGTTTGCCAGCAAGGGTTTTCAGGAATTTGCGACAAAGACAGGCAAACAAATAGCCGACATCATGGGCAATCTGGGCAAGTTCTTCTCTAATCCCGCTTTTGCTCAGTTTGGACATCTGCTGGGCGATGTTATTGGCAAGGGTTTTGAGAAGATCATGGGGTATCTGTCCTCGCCTGCTTTCGGAAATTTTATGAAGACGGTCGGAGATGGGTTGGTGAAGGTATTTCAGACCCTGTCTCCCTTTGTGCAGAGTGTTATTCATGATTTTCAGGAATTTGGCAAGCAGATTGGGCCTGTGCTGACCCCAATTATCCAGGGATTTTTCAAGGCGTTGCAATCGCCCGAATTTCAAGGATTTATCAAGCTGATCGGTGAGGGCATCGCAGGCGCTATCCATATTGCTCTGCCCTTGATCGGTGAGATCATCAAGAACGTCGTGAAATTTGGTGAAGAAATCGCGGTACGGTTGCAGCCACTGATCGAAAAATTTATGGAGTGGTGGAAGATGGCTTGGCCTGGGATATCTCTGGTATTAAAGGGCGTATTTGATGGGATCGTTGGGATTGTGAAAATAGCCTGGGCGTTAGTGAGCGGCATTATCAAAATTGGCTTGGATTTACTGAGTGGGAATTGGAAGCAAGCATGGGAAGATTTGAAAGATATGCTCAAGGGTGTCTGGGATGGGATTCTTGATTTTCTGGGTGGACTGGGTGAAACGATTGTTGGCATTTTGGCTACTGCAGGTGCATCGATTTATGACGCGATCAAAAAACCATTTAGTGATGCCTGGGATTTTATCAGCAACTTTTTTGGCAATGTGGGCCAGCTTTTTAATGACTTATTCTCTGGGAATTTCGGGGCGTTGCAGGGGGATGTGACCAAGCTGGGATTTGCTCCCAAAGGGTTTGCCGGTGGTGTTGAGAACTACGGTGGTGGTCTTGCCAAAGTCCACAAAGATGAGTTGATCTATTTGCCACCGCATTCAAGCGTCTACACGGCTACGCAATCAGCAGCGATGCTGCAAGGTGGTGGGAATGGTGAAATCCATCTGCACAATCATATCTATCTTGATGGCCAGCCGCTGGCAGCATCGATAATGCCGCACGTGAATCAGATGGCACTCGCGATGCATGGTCCGCGCGCGAGGATTGCCTGATGAGCAAGATTTGTAGCGACACCTTTGCTAGTCGTACTGTCACAGGCGGTTGGGGTACGGCCTCAGATGGGAATACCTGGGCGAAGGCGTATGGGGGTGGGACACTCTCGGTAGGGAGCGGCGTGGGCAAAGTCACTGGCAATACTGGCATCAACACGATGCTGCTTGGGTCAACCACGGCCACTGATGTTGATATCAAGGTTCGGTTTAGCGTCACTGCTACCACGAATGTTGCCTCTATCACCTTCCGCTCAGACTCAGGCGCTCAGAATGCCTACAGAGCACGCTATACGGGCACCAATTTCTCTTTCACGAAGATTGTGGCTGGCTCAACCAGTAGCTTTGGAGCTGGCGCAACCGTTAGCGTGGCGATCAACACCCTCTATTGGATTCATGTGCAGACTGCTGGCTCAACGTTACGCGCAAATCTCTGGGCTGATGGAAGTAGTGAACCAGCAGGTTGGCAGCTCAACGTTGGTACAGATACCACCTTTACCGGTCCCGGTCTTGTTGGCGTCCATGCGCAATGCCATGCGACGACAGACAATGCGCAATTCGATAGTTTCACCGCCAACACCACGACTGATACGCAGGATATTATGCTGCGTGCGCGACTTGCACCGGCAACGAGCACAAAAGATATCAACTTGCGAGCACGATTAGCGAGCACCGCTACTAAAGATATCCAGATGCGTGCGCGTATCTTTGCCCCGACCTCAACCCAAGATATTATGCTCCGTGCAAGGCTCGTTGGCTTTGCCTCAAAAGATATCCAACTCCGAGCGAACATTGAAGAGACGGTTATTCAGCTTCCGGCGTATGTGGCAAGTTCGCTTTCTATCCAGATTGGTGACTATCCCGCGTTTCAGCCAAAGGAAAACACGTTTTCTTACAGTGAAACGAGCGATGGGCGCTCGAGGTGTAGCTTTGTGCTGACTGATGAAACTGGATTGCTGCATTTCCAGTGGCGTTTGCCGGTTGTCGTGACGCACTCAGTTCGCGGCGAGATTTTCAGGGGTTATCTGAACACTCCAATTGAACAGAACTTACCTCCCAGTGTCACCAATACGCTCCAGTTTGTATGTATCGATGAGCACTGGTTAGCTGATAAGGCCAGCTATGAAGGGGATGAATTTGCCAATCAATTCGCCGGGGATATTGCAGCATTCTTAGCGAAGGAATTGGCACCAGAGGGCGTGGTGAGTGGCTACGCGATTGATTATGACACCACGCAGGATGACTTTGTAGAAGGTACACTGGTCAATGTGGTGGCTGCTGAGAACGTAGGCACGACAGCTATTGGTAACGGGGATTTAGAATTAGCACCAGCAGGGGAGTCGCTCTCTATTATCGAAACGACCCTGACCGACTTTCAGAGTGGCACGCTGGTTGGGGTGAGCGCGGGTGGGGATGGGCCAGATGGGGATGGATCGCTTTCACTTAATGACTTCTTTGCGTTGCGATTGTCAGGAACGGCGGCAGTCTCAGGCGGTGGGAATTTGTACACCTATGTCAAAATCTGGTCTGGGAGTCAGTTAATCGCTGCTGGGGATAACCTCTATTATCAGGTGTGGATCAGTAGCACTAGCCCAGAGTTCAAAGCGGGCGTTGATTTCGTGTGTACGGATGGCGCCACACTTAGGGACAACCCAAATGCAGGAACTGACTCACAAGGCATTCCACCACACCCCAACCAGGACATCTCAGGACTGGCGAGAGATACCTGGTATGTGCGTGGTACTGGGATGAGTATGGCTGGCAAAACCATTTCATACGTGACACTGGCCTTTGAGGGTGACACTACTGGCGATTATACCGCGTATTTCAGGTTTATCTATTTAAGAGACTCCAATAACAATATTAAAGCAACCTTCTTTGATGGTTCAACCTTTGGCAATGGTTCTCAGATCAATGTTGATCCTCCACAACAAATGCAGAATAACGGGTACAAGGATGTCAGCGTTTTTGTCACTGATGGTTTTGAAAAGACAGGCTATCGGCTCTCACCTGCCTATGACCTTTCCAGTGTCGGCATTGTGCGCCAATCGCTGATTTCCTGGACGGCAAAGACACCGACTGATAGTACTGGCAATCCGATCACTGGCTATGCGGTCACAGTGGAGTCTTCGCTTGATAATGGCGCAACCTGGCAAACCTGCACGAATAATCAATCTATACCGGGGCTCTTGCCTGGCCTTATCACTAATGGCAAGAGCCTGCTGCTTAAAGAGACCATTAGCAACTCTACACCTGATCCCACACAAAGCTTGGCACTGAACGAGATCACCGCGTCCTTTGCACCCAGTTATGCAGGATCAAAGCAGGATATTATCACGACAACAGCCACCGCTGCCGATTGGCAGTCTGGCACGCTGGATAGCGGGATTGTGTATCTGAACGGTGCTCTGACGATCAACGGCTATACCAGAAACTGGGATGACGCTATCGAGGATAACCAGACGCTCTACGGTGGCAATGGGCCATTCCAGTTCATCAAAGATCAGCAGTTCGGTTTGCAGTCTGGGAATGCAGCTGATGTGCGCAGCAGGCTCGACTTTGCTGGGCAATGGGCGGATTTTATTGCAGAGGTAGACATCGATCTCAGCTTTGCCGATGTAGCAGAGAATGTGGGCATTGTGTACCGGTGTACGGCCTGGCAAAACAATAACGATACCTATGCGTATAGTGCCTTCGTGAATGCCAGTCAAATCATCCTGGCAAAAGGAACCAACAGCGCCAGTGGATCTGGGACATATATAGAGCTTGCCAATGTGAGTCTGACGCTTAGTTCTGGTAATGTGCATCACTTGACCGTGGTAGCCAGTGGCTCTACGCATGAGGTCTTTTTAGACGACGTACTCTACATCACCGCGACAGACTCCACCTATACAGCCGCTGGCTATCTCGGCTTGCGCTACTATAATAATGCTGGATCGCTCATTCTCCATACAGCGATTACCGGCGGCGTAGCCATTGGCTCGATTGTCGTCAATGCGGTGCCTGTAGATATCCCTAACGCCACTCATCTCACCGTGGACAGTGGAGGCGCACACCCTGAGCAGGTGTATACGTATGGCCCGGTCAGTGCCAGCTCGGGTAATGTGACGATCCAGGTGACGACCAATAGCGCTGGCAATGGTGCCGCGCAAGCCAACTGGACTCCTGGATTTTCGCATAGTAGTAGTGTCGTCGTGATTGCGCCGCTTTCTCGCTCCGTGCTGTTTGACAATTTTGGCGTGGCCCAGATAGTGATTGGCAATCGTACTTCGCCTGCAGTTGATCTTTCGAGTGTTAGCGCATTGCAAGATAGTTATATTGGTTGGAATGCAACAGCCCCAGGGAACTCAAAGATTACCGTTGAAACGTCGCTTGACAATGGTACGACATGGCAAGTAGCCACCAACGGCGGCCCCATTCCAGGGTGGGAGGATCTTGCCACGGTGCAAGGAAAACCGCTCACTGGCGTGACCTTACAGACGTTGGTGTCACTCTATGCGCCCTCTGTGTCACAGTTGCCTTCTATCTCAGGGCTGACCACCTGGGTGATTGGACAGCTCAATGCCAGTGGATACAGGATCAGTCCACCGCTCTCTTTAGGGCCTGTTGGGAGGGTAGGAAGCTCACTCATTGACTGGGATGTGACTATCCCAAATGACGCGACAGGATACGGCATTGATGTGTCACCGGATGGAGTGAACTGGACGGATGTGACCTCGCTTGGTCCGGGTGGCGGTGGGGCTATTCCGTTCATCAAAAGCCAGGATGATCCACCGTTCATTGCTGATTTCAGCAATGATACGAGCGTCAACTATACCTCATCGTTTCTCGAAAATCTGGCAGCTGGGGCGCAATCGGCATTTTGGACATCTGACGCTCGCAATAGTCGATTGATTGGAACGAGCGGAAGTTCTGCTGTTCTTATCTTAAACAGTGTCACGCTCACCGATGGCGAAATCATCATTGATACGGACCAATGCGAGCAAGGTGGAGTGATGTGGGCGATATCAGCAGATCGAGCCTCCTGCTATGAGCTATGGATCATGGATGGATCAGCCGCCCGCTCGCCTGATAGGATGAAGCTCTTCAAAATTGTGAACGGGCAGAAGACACAATTGGGATTAGGGGCAGTGCTCGATTTCACGCGGGGGAGGCCACAACGCTTTAAGGTAGTGCAGGTGGGCGGGACTATCACAGTAACGGTCAGTTTCCCTGTCACGTTGGCTGATGGCTCGCTTGTGGGTGATATCACGCAAACCCAGTCCTATACCGATCCTACCCCCTTGCAAGGGGGATCGGTGGGGCTGCGTTCAAGTGGCGGCACACAGCACTATAGCCAGTTCAGAGTCATGAACTACGGCGATGATGTGAGTCAAGGTGTGCTGTATACCCGCACGCGACTCTTCTCAACTGACCCGCTCAATACTCCACAGGTGCAGTCGCTCACAGTGGCGGTACGCAACAACACGATAGGCAATGGCTCTCTGGTGCCTGCTACGACCTATAGTACGCTCTCTGGCAGCACGAATACCATAGCACAAGACTTTGATGATCTCGCGCGTTTGTCTGGAAATTATTGGTGGCGTATTCAGAAAGCTGTCCTCTCTTTCCAGGCTCAGACTGGTGTGCCAGCGCCCTGGATAGCTATTGGGAAAGATATGCTGGTCGGGGGGAGCATCCAGGTCTCGTATGCCAATGACTTGTATCGGAATCAGGCTATTATCATTGGCGGTACCGATACTCGAACTATTCCAGAAATCAGGATAGCGGACGGGTTCAGAACATCCTTTGATACTGGCTATCCTATCGAGATTGTCAATTCTATTCTGGTCAATGATCAGCCTGTAAGCTTTGGCCTGCAAGGACTGGATACCGGGAAAAATTGGTATTATCAGCAAGGCCAATCAGGGATCACGGCGGATAGTAGCGCGTCACCGCTGCCCAATGGGACAAGGGTAAAGCTCAACTATGAGGGTATAGTAAACGTTATTGCAAAGGCACGCAATGAGGGCCACATTCAACTTCTCAAGTCTCTGGATAGAACAAGTGGCGTGGTCAGTGTGACTGAGAAGGCTGACGGCTTAAATCAGGCCGCAGCAGAGGCGCTTGCCCTTGCACGAATCGATCAGTACGCCAAACTGGCCGTTACTATCACCTTTACCACCAACCGCCCTGGGCTGCATATGGGCCAGCTCCTGACGGTCTATTTCCCGCAGAATGCGTTGAATAATCAAACATTTCTGATTACTCAGGTTGATTATCAGCCTCTGACGGCGGTTATCAATGGGCAAGTGAGTATGCTTGAATTTTTTAAAGTGCAGGCAACATCGGGTCCGATTGTGGGCTCGTGGATTCATCTCTTTACCTGAGTTGCTTTATCTCCCCTTAGAGATATGGCATAATGGAACTAGTCATTCTTGTGCCTTGTGTCGAGCCGATGGGCTACAGTTTATCGGTTGGGCAGAGGGCGATGGGAGCAATTTTTATGGCTGATTTTTCTACCTTCAATCTTCAGCACAACAAGGGCAGCGACGGCACACCCGATTGGTCAGGAACAGCCGTTGCCTTTGGTGGCACCAGCGGCGCGAATGAGATTCGCTTTGCCGTCTCCGGTGGCGGAGCAACAACCTCAACCGCTTCAGCATCCTGGCCGCTTGCTACGAAACCATCTTCTGGTACAGCAGTCTTCAACCAGGCATATGCGTTCACTGGGGATACAACCGGATTTTTGAGCACCTATACCGGCGATAATACGGTTGCTCGCATGTTCCGCTGGAACTGGGGAAGCGTCGGCACGTTTGCGAGCAGTCCTCAGTTCTCCTGCTTCGACTCCACCAGTCACACCACGCCAGTCCCTGGTACGCAGCCCAGCGTAGTCAATGGATCAAGCGACACCAGCAATACCTCCTATATCAAGGGCAATGCGTATGGAAACGGGCTAACAGCGGGCGGGACGCAGCATACACCCTCTGCTGGCTCTGTTGGCAGTAATCCCTCTGCTACCACTGGTACTGCTGGCTCTGTCAGCCCCGCATCAACGCCTGCTTGGTTAACAAATTGGCAGGATTTAAGCGGCTGGAACGATTACATCGTTGATGGGGTCATTCCGCAAGCAACCACGGCAGGAAACTGGTATATCGCTCTGATCTTTTTCTACGGGGCCAACATCTCAGCTGCGACTTTTACGCCAGTAATGACCATGCAGTACACATACTCTTAACTCACGAAAGGCTGGGGGTGTGCGATGCGAGAACAGATTGTCTTTTCCAGGGGTGGCTATCCAATAGGGAACCGCGAGCCAGATCGCTCGTATTGGGCAATCAAGCTGAATGATGGAACGTGGCTCTGTGAGTTTGATCCTGTAGGATTGAACTCAACATTAGATTGGACGCTCGATATTGCCGGTACGAACGACTGGGCAAAGATCACTGAGTTATGGATGATTTGCCCGACAACGCCATTGTCACCAACTGGCAATGCTGCACGATTGCCCATCTCACCTGCTGGGACGGCGTTCCAACTCAAGGTTGGCATGGTGTTTAGCAACATTGGAGAGTCGGTGAAGAGCTGCAAAGCGCAGATCATTGGGCGGGTTGTGGACTTCGAGACTGGGGCTGCCGAGTGCTTTGTCTTCGACTACACAGTTCCTGGGCTTATTGCCAACTGGAAAACACATATCGGGCTTCCTGGTCATCCTACAATGGGGTTATGGCGCCCAAATTTGCCAGATGAGCCGAGCTTTGCGCCTATCGGGCGGTTAAGCTTGCCAGTTCTCGGCATCCATCTACCCACCCTTGCAAGGGGGTATGCCGATGGCTAATCCGTTGCTGGTAGGGCCGGATACAGCGATTGGGTTGACGCAGGGCACAAAAAGCAATGCAGCGCTTGACTCACGAATGATTCCAGATTTGAAGACGCTTGGCATTCGTTGGTTGCGCTGGCAGCCGTATGCCTACAGTATCGAGAAAAGCCAGGGCGTCTACACCTGGGGCAATCTGGACAGTGTCGTGAGCCAGTGCAATGCGCAGGGCATTAACTTGATGCTCACAGTGCTCTTTCCGCCAGCATGGGGCATGTCAGGGGGATTTCCAACGCCCGCATGGTCATTGCAATTCGCGCAGGCCATGTGTAGTCGCTACGACGGCAATCATGGGCATGGACAGATTCAGGGGGTGGAACTAGGCAATGAGGACTATACCATCAGTGGGGATAATCCGACTGCGCTTGCTGCTACCATGGCCCACTGTTATCAGCCACTCAAGACAGCATATCCGAATCTGGTGGTTGGGCCAGGATGTTGTATTCATCGCAATAAAAGCGTGGTGCCTGGCTATTATCAAACGCTCTGGCAGAAAGCTCCAGCCCAGTTTGACTACATCAATTTTCACTTTTACACGCAGAATAACAATTCTTCCGATCCAAGCATCGACGGGTCTGGCTTCTATAGCTATGACACACTCATCGCGGCCTTACAACAAGCAAACAACAATGCGGGCCATAGCCATTTCCCCATTTGGATTACTGAGACGGGTTGGCCGGTGAACACGAATGGGTTCACCGCTCCATACGTGGTCTCGCCAACAACGCAATCAAACTACCTAAAATATGTGTTGGATCGGTCAAAAGCGCTCTCCAACCAGCCGATTAAGATATTCCTCTACACCCTGGCCTATTTTGACTTTGGCGCACCGAGTACTGGCATTGGGCATTCGCAAGGAATGAGTCTCTATCAAGTGGCCTATTCAGGCAATCCGACGCCTGCCTACACGATGGTTGCGGGGTATCCGAAGACGTGGGGAGGCGGTTCGTCGACGGTCACAGCGACCAAAGATATCACTATGCGGGCCAGAGTTCGTATTGGAGCGGCCACTCAGATCAAGGATATTGCCTTGCGAGCTGGGGTCAAGTCAGCGGCTGCGAGCGTGATAAAAGATATTGTCCTCAGAGCGCCAATTGCAGGTGGGCTCTACGATACTTTTGTACGAGCCAATCAACCGCAATGGGGCAACTCTACGGGCGGCGATAACTGGATACAGGCAGGCGGGACGGCGGTTCCGTCGATTGTGAGCAACGAGGGGCAACTCACAGGAGCCACCGGAACAAATACGTTCCGACTTGGCTCGCAGACCCTTGCTGATGTCGATGCTCAGGTGAGGTTCAGCATCACCCAGGCTGGTGACATCGTTGGGCTCACACTCAGGGATACTGGGTTGAATAATTTTGTCAGACTCAGGCTCACCGCAACACAGCTCCAGATTGTCCAGCAGACGCCCAGCGGCGGCTTTGTGATCCTGACCAATTATGCCTTTGTACCGACGGCTTCTACATTTTACCGTTTGCGGTTCAGAGCGCAAGGAACCCTCTTGCAAGGGAAAATCTGGATAGATGGAACGGCGGAGCCTGCAAACTGGCTCACGCAATATTCCCCTTGCACGGTGACTGGCGCTGGACAGGTTGGGCTGAGCGTGGCTCTTTCTCAAACCTCTGATATCGTGCTTTTCGACCACTTTGTAGCGGCCAATGCCAGCACAACGACGCAGACACCCAACACCAGCACACGTGATATCAAACTGCGTGCGCGTGTGCTGGCCAGGTCTACTACCCAGATCAACGATATTGCGCTGCGTGCGAGAATTGTTGATCTGAATGCTATCACAACACAAACCTATGCAGCAAAACGCCCGCCACTTCAGCGGCGTTTCCCGAAATCTTAGTACCTTGTGCTCAGCATGTGGGGTTGCTTACATGTTGGGCAGAGGGTGATTGAGGAGAAAATACTTTGGCTGATTTCACGACTCTAAAACTACAGGCGAACACCGGCACCACACCCGCCGGTGAAGGTTCTGGCTCGGCGACCTGGACTGATGTGCTCTTTGGCACGGCTGGCTATGAACTGCGTGCTGCTCTTTCTAGCGGCTCACAGACCACCTCAACAGCAAGCGCGAGCTGGCCGAGTATCCTGAAACCGGCTTCTGGCACCACGCTGATTGACAAGATGTATTGTTTCTCAGCAGATACCACAGGGTTGGTCGTCACCAATTATGACGGCACTACAGCGCACTACCTCCAATTCAGGATCAACTGGGATAACACCGGCACCTATGCCAGCGCCCCCTTGATCTCAGCATGGAAGGATAATACGTTGCCTGCTGCTAGTCCTGGCACGCAGCCCGGTACTGGTGACGGCTCAAGCATTATCAATGGCACATCGGGGGAATCAGGGAGCTTCAGCCTGCTCAAATGTAACGCCTACGGACAGGGCTTAACATCAGGCGGCTCGCAGCAAACGCCGTCAAGCAATGCAGGCGGAACAGAGACGGTCAATGGACACAGTGCCGCAGGCGCTGCTACCCCTGGTTCGGCTGCATGGCTTTCGACTTGGGAGGACCTCCAGGCCGCGACCGACTGGGTACAAAATGGGGGTACCCCGCAAGCAGTGACAGCAGGAGTCTGGTATATGGTATTGATTTTGAGGATCGCAGCCGGGATCACGGGGGGTAAGAGAGTTTGCCCCGCTCTTCAGTAATGGAGAAGCAAGAACCGCGTGAATTGCGGGAAGCCTACACACGCAAGTGCATGGTAATCCGCAGCCAAGCTACTCAGGAATGGGTAGAAGGTTCAGAGACTAGGCTATGGAGTCCAGGCCGGACAGTAAAAGCCCACGAGTGCGCGGCATCTCACGAGAGATGAAGAGATAGTCCGATACTCCTGAGAAATGAGGAGAGTACAGGATAAAGAGCCTGTATACAACAATTGACGCTCTTGCCCGTTTTGGGCTACCAGTATACCTGGATCTGATGTTGTAAGGCGGGGTAGATTAATCTACCCCGCGACGGTCCCATTCCGACAGGTTCTCGAATTGTTTATTCATCTTTCTCTCATTGCAGAGCTTATGGCTAGGATGAATATTATCAGCCGTATGGGTGCCCTTTGGCTCACCCTTGCGGGGATGAAGAGGCGTCATGTGATCGAAGGCAAGGCTCGCAGGACCAGATGTAATAGTCAAATCAATGGTACATGCGCAAATGTAGCACCACGCACCATCCCGTTCAAGGATACGCTTATAGCTTATCCGCTCACCAGATCTTGCTGCTTTTTGCCCTATCTTGTGGCGTCGATTAGTTTCGCGAATAGCAAGAGGATTGTTCTTTCTCCATTCTGCATTAGCGCGGCTTACAGCTTCACGAAAACTTGCATCAGTCGCTTTCTTGAATGCCAATTGCTCTCGACGTTTTGCATTATGTTCATCAGTGTTGTGGCGTTTGCGATCATAGGCGCGTCTTTGTTCAATCCGTGGGATTCTGCTTTCCTTATCCTGCTTACGAGCGCGCTCTTTTTCCTCTTCTGGCAAGGCTTGATACTTCTGACTCCTGCATTGTTTGCAGCGTCCAGTGTAGCCATCTTTCTGTACAGAGTCAGGGGAGAATTCAGCGTGGGGCTTTTCAAGAAGACAGGTATTACAGATCTTATAACCGGTTCGAGAAGTTTGCTTTATTCTTCGTGGGCGACCAGGGCGGGCGCAACAGTCCTTGCAATCAGCACGCCTTCCATACTTGCCATGCTCCGACTTGAAGAATTCATCGAGGGGCTTGTCTTGATGGCACTTGGTGCAGACTTTCGAGATGACAAACAGGGGCTGTTGTTGGTACAATGCAGACATAGCTTACATCCTCTTTCTCAGGGTGTTGGCTTAGATGTGTGGAGTGCTAGTAACGCTCTGCACATCGAAAAATCATGCCTCTATTTTACCACAAATCCGCTCCACAAGCAATGTTATCCCCTTTTCTTCTCTATTGCCTCTTGCCAGGAGGTGAACTAACATGCTCAAACAGTTACGTGCGTTTATCGTGGGGGAGTCTTACTGGAAGGTCACTTTCACCAACGGGAAGACTCTCTCAGAACTCGATACGAAGCCCTATATTGATGGGGATAAGGTCGTGCGTGTGCGCTCAGTGGAGTGGCTGGAGGATGTAATTGGCTCTGGTGATCTGCGCAATGTGAAGGAAGCCATGCTGGTAACTCCACAGGGGGTAGCACATTTTACGGTGACTGAACCATATACTGTTTTTCAGTTCTCGCGGGGGACACTTGCTGCTTTGACTGGTGAGCGCATTAAGAACTTCCAATCTATCGGCGTGGTAGTCGACAAGGATACTGGTGAGTGTGAGTGCGCTATTTGGGATCAGCAAAGCAAGCAACTCTACACAATGTTCAACAATGTGAAGGACTTTGTGGCGTGGCGTGAAGGTGTAATCCCTATTGGCATGCTCAATATCAAAGCGCTGGATCTGCGAGGTGTGGTATGAAGTTACGAACCCTCTGTCAGATATCCAGGCGTAATCCAGCCATTCGATATGCTTCCATCGGTGGCCTTGAACTGGCTCAGATTGAATGTAGCGGTGGTCTGTGGCTGGTCAATGCTGATTCGCTGGAGAAGAGAAAGGTCCATCTCTACCGTCTCGCTGGGTGCAATGGTGCGCTGTGTGATCCATTTTCCATCGATATATTCCTCAAGACGGGCAGGGATCGAAAAAGTATTTTGAAAAGACTGTTTCATCTGTTTCCTCTTTTTGCTAGACAGCATATCACCCCTTGCAAGGGGGTGATATGGTAACGGCTTTATCAGTCTATAGTACAAACACCAATGCCACCACTATTTCTACAGCTCGAAAGCTGGTGACTGGCACCGGGGCTGGTAGCACCAACACATTTACCTCAAAGTGTGGTACGTCGACTGGCTACTCAGAGATGTTCTCGCAGGGCACCACGAATGCATGGGCGGCGGCTGGCTCCATTGGCGCATTTTCTGGAAATGGATTCCTGCTTGACGCCACAACACTCGAAGGCCAGCAAATCATTGCAGGCACCTGGACTCCGCGCTTTCGAGGCAAGATCAGTGTAGGAACGGCTGTTGTAGACATCTATGTACGAGCTGCCGTATATAACGGCTCTACCTACACGCAGATCGGGTCAACGATGTCGCTCACAGGGCAAACGCTCACAACGACCTCAACCGATTTTACGTTTGCCGGTGCTAGTCTTGCTGCCAGCCCAAACTTCCAGACTGGCGACAAGCTCTATATTGATTGCTGGCCCGACATCACGACCAATAGTTCTGGCTCATCCTCGGCCACCATCGCTATTGTTGAGGCCGTCAGCAGCACACAAGGCAATGGCTCATCGTTCAAAGTGGATACCCCAGGATATACACCCTGGACGCTCGCCACCAAATCAACAGGCGTGCGAACGCTGGTCAGAACACAGGTCACGAAGTCGGCTGGCTTGCGTGCGGTGATTCGAACTCAGAAGACTATTAGTGCCGTTGTGCGAACATTGGTGAGAACCCAGAAGACCGTGAGCACAGCGGTTCGCGCACTGGTCAGAACCCAGAAGACGGTCAGTACTGGTGTACGTGCTGTGGTCAAGGGTATTACAAAGGTTGTGGGGTTGCGTGCTCCTGTGAGAACACAGGTGAGCAAATCCACCAGCCTTCGCACGCCAATCCGCACAACACACTCGCTGAATATGCCACTCAGAACACGTATCAGAACACTGGCAACGAAATCAACGGTCCTGCGAACGTTGGTGAGAACACAACAGACACTCAGCACAGGGCTAAGAGCCGTTGTGAAGGGCATCACTGGTATTGTTCCTGTGCGTCTGCTGGCGCGAACCTTAATCAGTAAGAACACGTCACTTCGAGCACTGGTCAGAGCCCAGGTCAGCAAATCAACGATGCTCCGCGCTGTCATCAGAACACTGAGCACCCTGAGCACACAGGTTAGAATCCCAGTCTACACACGCAAAACTGTCTCAACGGTGCTCAGGACAATCATCAGAGGTATCACCCAGGTTGCCCCTGTACGCCTGCTAGTTCGCACACAGAAGACTGTCAGCACTCAACTGAGGGCCGTGATACGGGGCATCACAAAAGCAGCACCTATACGGACTCTGGTGAGAACGCAACGGACGCTGAGCACCCAGATCCGTGCTCTTGTTCGGACCCTGAACACGACCAGCCTGCCCATCAGGACACGGATTCGTAGTCTCGCGACACTCAGCACGAAACTGAGAACGCTGGTCCGCACACTCAACACGGCCAGCTTGCCTTTGCGTGTTGTGATGCTCAGTGGTACGCGGGCTCTGGGTGCTCTTGTGTTCAGGACGGTAGTGCGTACCCAGAAGACTGTCACTGCTCCACTGCGTACTCTTGTTCGCACGCTTGCCGCCCAATCGCTGCCATTGCGTACGCTCATTCGTAGCCAGATTACAAAGTCCGCTCCTATGCGGGCTGTAATCCGCTCAGGACAGGCGGTGAGCACGCAACTGCGTACCCGTGTCCGTAGTTTGCATTCGCTCTCTTTGCCAATCAGAGCATTGGTCAGAACACAAAACACCGTCTCTACAGCACTGCGAACGGTTGCGAGAACAGCGAAGACCATCAGTTCGCAACTCCGAACAAGGGTAAGGACACAAGTAAGTGCTTCGCTGCCCATGCGTGTGTTGGCGCGAACAAAAGCCACCCTGACGCTTGCTTTGTTGGCTGTGGTTGCAACGCTTGTAAGCAGGATAGTTGCCTTACGTGTTCGTGTGCGGAGTGGGTTGACGCGGGCTCTTGCTCTGCGCATCCATGTCATTACTCCTGGGGCCCCGGTCACACTGCTGGCACAACTGCGTGCAGTGGTACGAACTATCCACAATCGAAGCCTTGCGCTACGGATCCGACTGCGCACACAAAAGGCGAATGCTGTTCAGTTTCGGATTATTGTTTCACCGTACACCAATAGCCTCATGTTGGTGCGTAGTGGTACCTCGCTGATGGATATGAGAACTGGCGAGGCTGAGATGCTGGTACGCAGCGGCAAGGCTGCAATGGAGGTCAGATGAGCACGCTGATTATCGATGATTATTCTCCTATTTACGTTGGGGATACAGGAAATCCTTATGCTCCTACATTTCGGCATAAAGAGGATTCTCCAGTGGATCTGACAGGGGCTACGCTTGCTCTGAAGATGCAGGATGAGGGCGGGAACGTGAAGACGTGCGCAGGAACCTGGACGATTGATGATGCACAGAACGGGGTTGCACACTACGCCTGGCAAAGTGCCGATGTGAATAGCGCTGGCATCTGGCAACTGTTCGTCACGATCACCATTGGCGGCAAGCCCGTCCATGCTGATGTGAAGACACTAGAGATAAAAGCGGTTCCAGCATAGAAAGAAGAGAAACACGATGACGCTTGCACAACTCTTTACCGTCATTATCCTGGCAGTGTATCCCTTTCTCTTTGCAGCGACCTTCTGGTTTTTCCGTGTTGGAGAGCAGCAGCGGCAAGTGATGTTATCCTTTGTGCCGATTGCGGTGAGGAGTGTCAAGGACAAGCCGCTCGCGAAAGAGGCACAAATAGAGCTTGCTGTGGCATTTCTTGTGGAGGTCTATAAAAGTGGCTCTTTGCCTCTTCCTTCACAGCAACTCCTCAAGCGCATCATAGAAGTGGAACTGGATGCATGAATGTCTTAGACCTGCTCTTCTCTTCAGGTGGGATAGGGACGCTGTGCTCATTTCTCATCGTCGTGGTTGGTGGGTTCTATGTCCATCGGAGTGCAAAGACACAGGCAGAGAAAACATTGGCCGATTCCTACAAAGGGGCCATTGAAGCCACAAAAGAGCATGTGAACGCATTGCAGGAACGGATGAAGGATTTAGAAACGGAAAACAAACATTTGCGAGAAACCATGGATACCATCCTTGAAATCTTAAAAGCACGCAATATCCATATTGCTATCCACGGGCATATGATCACCATTCGTGATGGAAAAGATACGACGGTGATGCGTATACAAAACACTGAAAAAGAGGAGACATAGATGGCGCTCTGTGTTCCTCCTGGCTCGAAGATAGGCCAGTTCTTCAGCCAATCTTACTGGGCAGCACGCCTCAAAGATGATCGTTGGCTCAGTGAAATTGACGGACACGACTGGGAGCGTGATGTGCTAACTTCTGGCGCCACGTTGGATATCTCGGAACTCTGGCTCTTTGGGCCAAAAGTTTCAGAGGGTGATCCGCAAGGCAATACGGCTTGCCTGGTGATTGAACAGCCTGGCACAGCCTTCCAATGCAGAATGGAGAGCGGGCAGCAGTGCATCTTGCGGGTCAATGTCAGGGAGTGCAGTTGCTCTTGTTTTGTGTGGGATGGGCGCGTTATGCGCCAGTATGGGTGATGTATGCTGATTGATCTGGGCTTACCCTGTTTGTTCAATGTGGCGCTTGTTTTGGCAGTCGTAGGGCTTTATTCCTGGCTTGATAGGCTCAAGAAGAGATGTAAAGAGAAAGCGAGGAGAAAGCGATGGTAGCGCAATTTGTCGATGTATCGGCGTTTCAGGCTGAAACGCTCGATTGGAGTGCATATCGAGTTTGGGCCTCACAGGGCGGCTCCCTTGCAAGGGTGGCTATCCGCTCTAGCTTTGGCGTTGGCTATCTGGATCAGCATTTCCAGGCATATAGGGCTGGCGCACTAGCTGCTGGAGTAGACTCTATTCTCTACTATCATTATGCCTATCCTCAGTTCAATAGCGCCAGCGCAGAGGCGGACTGGCAGCATCGCATTGTCGGTACCGTTCGGCCTCAAGACCAGCTTGTTCTGGATTTTGAAGAGAATGTCAATGAGGCAACAGCGGAATGGGCCTATCAGTTCCTGGCCAGGCAAGAGCAGAATTATGGGAAGCTTCCTGTAATCTATGCCAGTGACTACTACATTCGGCAAAGGCTGCAAGACGCACGGCTCGCCAAATATCCGCTCTGGCTCGCGAACTGGCAATACTCATCAGACGCTCGGCCAGCCTGCCCACCACCATGGAAGGTATATACCTACCTCCAGTACACCGACAAAGCTGTTTCTATCCCAGGGATCGCTGGGACGGTGGATGCAAATATCTATCTCGGAGGAAACACAATGCAGATACCACAAGGTTGGAAAGACGACGGCACGACGCTCACGGCGCCCAACACTATCCCAGTAATCAAAGGATTTCGGGATTTTATCCTTGCCCACCCATGGGACCCCAACAACTACCCCCTTGCAAGGGAGGAGGGGCGCAATCCAGTAGAAGTGTCCAATCCGTCCTTGGGACCTGGCACCCAGCAACTCTTTCGGCTCTTTCCTTTGGAGTGGACACAGGATAGAGGGGTGTTCCCAGCCTGGGGCGGGCAAGAGATACTGGCGCTGCGTGCCCTGGTTGCTTCCTTGCAAGGGGAGAATACCCGGCTTGCGCAGCAGCTCGCAACCCAAAACAGTGACCTTGTAGCGCGTCTTCAACAGATTCACAGTTTGTCTAGCATTTCTTAGGAGGAATAATTATGCAACTTCCATCTGACATCGCATTCATTGTTGCGCTCCTGGTGAGCGTCATGTCAAACTTTTTGCGCTCTGACGGATTGCCCAAAGCGGCCAACGCAGTCATTGCTATTGTGGCTATTGTGTTGATTGCTGGCGCAATAGGCTGGCTTACCACGGGCTTCACGCTCGACATTAAACAGGATGTGCTCTTGATTATCAGCATCATAGTGAGCTTGTTTACCGGTCTGAAGGAATTGAATGATCTGCTGGCCTACCTGCAAGCGGCCAATTCCCCCTTGCAAGGATCCGAAACGCCCTAGAATGGCCGTAGCATCGTCAGGGTGCCTGGATATCCATTCATATGGCTGAGAAGACACAGAGGCCCTGACGATTATCCTGACCCCCGTGGCCACGGGGGAAGGCGGAGCCCAGAGCGTTGTTTTGCTCTGGGCTCCTTGCATACCTGGATATTGGGTTTCACATACAGAATGGTTCACACTTTTATCTTGGGCTTCACACTGGATTTGGTTCACACATCCATATTGGGCATCACTATAAACTTGGTTCACACACATTGACATTGGCACTCACCGCTCTTATGGTTCGCACTCAATATATGGCACTCACCGCTCTTTTGGCTCACACTTCAGTTTTGGTACTCACCAATTAATGGCTCACACAAAAGCGCTGGGCTTCACTCTTTTTTTGGTTCACACGTACTCTTTGGGCTTCACTACAATGCTGGCTCACACTCACCTTATGGGCGTCACGGATATACTGGTTCACACATCATTGATAGAACGCACAAGTCAGATGGTTCGCACTAATACCATGGGTTCCACTTATTGACTGGCTCACACTCATTGTCTGGGTTTCACATCGTTTTTGGCTCACACACTGCATTTGGTATGCACAGAATATTTGGTTCACACAGCTACATTGGTTCACACACTTCCTCTGGTACTCACCATCTATTTGGTTCACACTCTGCCATTGGTACTCACCGGCGACAGGGTTCACTCTGGATCAATGGTATCCACGATCTCAGTGGTTCGCACGTACAACATGGTACTCACCACTCGTATGGCTCGCACACATTCTCTGGTACACATTTGGTATCTGGCTCACACTCCTTCCCTTGGGTTTCACCTGGGCTATGGTTCACACTTGTCAGATGGTACGCACGCCTTGTATGGTTCGCACGTGATACATGGAATTCACTGTTATTCTGGCTCATATGAGCACTCTGGGATACACGCCTTGACTGATTCACACCATTACTATGGGCTTCACACTTGCAATGGTTCACTCATACTCTCTGGAACACACATTGGTTCTGGCTCGCACTTCATTGATGGAACTCACTACCTCATTGGCTCACATACAGTTTATGGGGCTCACCGTTGTCATGGTTCACACGTCTATCTTGGTATTCACGCGACCACTGGTTCACACCTGAACTATGGGTTTCACTATGGACTTGGTTCACACGCTCTCAATGGGTTTCACAAACCCTTTGGCTCACACGGCTATCTTGGCACTCACTCCAAACATGGTTCACACTTTGATTGGTTAAGCTCCAGACATTGGCCAATTAGGAATTTCGATCATATGAACATGCTCTAAGTGTGCTAGAGCATATGGTCGTGGAGCTGGATGCCCATAATACACCTCGTACATCACAGCGTGCACGTGCGAAAGAAAAATCTTCACAGCGTATCTCTCCGCCCTGGCTTGAATGTGCGCAGGTGGGAGCTGGCCCATCGAATAATACCTGTAGGCGTCGGTCTCCTTGCCGATATTCTTCTCCTGGAGGATACGTGCAGCCTGCTCAGCATACTCTTTCCGCGCATTCTTCTCCATCTCATAGAGTTTTCGGTCTCTGTACAAAGGGCCATAGAACGACCCATCACGGCCTGACGACTTGACGAAAGATTGTCCGATCTTCCAGCCCAGGACTTTCAAGCGAGCATTCCAGGGCCGCTTCGTCTTCTTTTCCCATTTCACAGTTGGATCATAACCCGCAAAACGCCACAAAGCGCCTGCTGTAGCGGTTTTGGTGATATCGATATGAGCTAAGAGCCCAGCAGCAATGACCGGCCCGATGCCCTTGACTGATAGCGCCCACTGCCCTGGGATCTGTGACTTTGCATATTGCTCCAACGCGCCCTTCACGTCTAGCTCTAGCTTCTCGTACATATCCTTGGTCCAGCCAATGAGGATGTTGGATTCATCCTGAGCAGAGCGGACCTGAGCAGCAGCTCCTATGCGTAATTTTTGAAGGGTGTAGTAGAGGTCGACAAGATAGCGGCTCTGATCGGCGCTGAGCAAGGTGGCCGATTTCTTCAGGTCTCTGGTGAGCCGTGTGGCCGCAATTAACTCTTCAAGCGTGGGTTCTGATTCGGTCAGGTATTGTTCTGCTATCATCTGGGTTGTTCCTTTCTGGCCGTGTCGAGCACGGCGGTAATCTTCGCGGTAGCATAGGCGTCAATGGCCTGTAATCGTGGCAATTGTGGCAAGGTCACCAAAAATAAGTGACCAAACATCACTCGTTTCATGAGGCTCACATTCTGGCGTGCCTGTTGTAGACGTACGCAGAGCGGGCAGAGTGTGCCAGGCTCAGCACACCAGCGGCATTGATAGGCGCCACAAGAACAGGAGAGCCAGGTCAAATCTTCGCAGTACAGGCATGGGAGCATCACGCGGCTTGCTCCTCTGTCTGTTCTAGTGGACGCTCCTGGACACGGGCCAGGATCTTGCCAGGACAGGCTTGATCTTCAAAGATGTCCACAATCTCCCAACGCCGGTAGGCTTGTACGTAGCGATGGCGCAGAGCCATCTGGAAGGCGTCAAGGATCAGGGACTCACTCATATCGGTGAGGTGCAACAAGGTTGGATCAATAACTGCAATCTCGACAACTTTCTCATTCATCGCTTTTTGCTCCCTCTCGATTTTCCTGCTCTGCTTTTTCATGGATGCATCGGATGAACTCTCGTACCTCGACCAACCCGGCAATATTTGCAGCAAGACCAGGGCTTGCACAACGATTTTGTTCATGCTGCATAAAGCCAATGGCGTTGGAAAGTTCAGAGATTGCTTTTAGCGTGTCTAACTCATTGGTCATCGCTGTTTCGCCCTCCATTCTTCTTCTAGTTGGGCAATTGCGCTTTCTGCAATGCCCTGATAGTGATCCGTAATTGGTGCTGGCTCAGCATTGGACTGCGCTTTTCCCTTGCGGCCTTGCACCCATTCAATGAGCAGCGTCAGCAGATACAGTGCAATATGGAAAAGTGCAAGGACACAGAGTCCGAACCCAATCAGGGCAGCACATATCATGCCCAGGAGTGGCCAATCAACGTAACGCATGTGGCTCACCTCGCACAATCACGTCATAGGTAAAACTGCGCTCGCACGTGTATGGGATTGGCAATGAATTCAGCCGTTTCGGATAGAAGGACTTAAATGGACGTCCAAACGTGATAAAGCGCCCAACAGAGAGCACAATGACCGATGGATAGAAGCCCTGGACAAGATAGAAGCGCTCGACAACAGCCTCTATGAGATCAAAGGTATGTTCGTAGGGATTCACCACACGAAGGTAGTGCCTACCCAGCTTGTCCATTGGCAAGCCTGGAGGCCTCACCAGAGCATGAGGAACCAGGATCTGGGTTTCTGTATCGATAATGTGTTGTGGTCTGGCTTCGCGTTCTACGGCACGCAAGCGGATCGGTGAAAGCGTCATTGCGGTGGCTCCTCTCCGAGCAGGATAAGCTCTCTGGCGTCTAGTACTCCCTTCTCTTCACGCCATTCGCTGTCAGCGAGATCATCTACGCTATCTGTCAAATTATGATAGGCTTCAACGAGATCCTGATATTTCCTCACTACCCCTTGCAAGGGAGTGATGTAGAGTTCTTGAATGCGGGCAGCCATCGCCTTAATAGTTGCCTTGTCCTGCTCATTGAACTCATCCCAGCTTTGTGGTTCAGCATCGGGCACAATGGCTCGCACGATGTTATGTATAGCTTCTCCTGTAATCTTCACATTTCACCTCTTGCTTTCTGTGCAAGATACAACCTCGCACACTGATAAATTTTGTCCTGAGCTACGCTGTGTAGCATCAGCCCGGCATCACTCTCACCAGGGCGGCCATAGGGATAACACAAACGGTATCCTGGCTCATGTGAGAGCGAGACGGCAACAGGGTCACTCTCTGGCGTCTGAGCTACTGAGAACACCCAGTAGCCACCCCTTGCACGGAAATACCAGGGCAGGCCGTCAACGCGCCCCAGGGCCTGCACCGGGCAATACCCGGTGAGCCAACTAATTTGGATAGCGGAAGCAAGGCGAGTAGGCATCTAGGCGCCCTCCAGCTCGTTCTCATCGAGCGGAACAATGCGTAGAATGTGGGGAGGTAATTGCTCTTCCTCCATGATGTGGAGCAAAGAATTTGCAAGCACTGATGCGCGAGCTGCGGCCAAATGCGCACAGCCCAGACAGTTGGACTCATGGACTTCTTGCAAATCCTTTTGAATGGTTTTGAGAACGCCACGTAAGACGTGTTGGTTCATGCGGCACCTCCCATGCTGGTGCTGGCGGCGTCTTCAATGACATAGTGCTGATAGAGGCGCCTGATTTCACCCGCAACTTCCGCCGCTCTGCTATCTTGCTTCAGTTCTTCCCATGGCTTATTCCAGTTCCAGAGGTAAGCAATCGCCTCTAGGAATTGTTGTGCAATCACTTCAGTCTCCCAGGCTTCCTCTGTTTCCCCAACAGCAAGGCCAGTCGCGAGATGTGTGACGGTGAAAAGCGGCTTCCCATCTTCTGTATCCTCGTCAATCCAATAGCCCAGACCAACGTTGATGGCAACCTTGCCGGGATGTGGCAAGACCACCTTTTCACCAGTTTGTTTATGAACACAGGTTGTTTGAATGATGGCATCTTCGTACTTCATGCGGGTTGCTTCCTTTCATCTGTCTGTGGCTCACGCTGCTTCTGCCACAGATCATGCAAAATTGGTGTATCATTAGGGCCTTTATGGCACTGACAACGGCATGCAGCGTCAAGGCATGCGACCAATGTAAGATCAGCTTGATGTCGTTGGGCGGTGCAGTGAAGGGCGTCAGGATGGACACAGCGACACATTTAATCAGACTCCACTTCTTTGACTGCTAATAATGCTTCGTACAATTTTTCAGCATCTTCAGCCGTATCGGTAACAAATGTGATAAAGAGCCCAAGTGCCTCCCAGAGCACTTGATTGGGCCGGTTATCTTCAGGATCGATGCGCAGTTGTACGCATTCGCCCATCTTGTCTGTACCGTCTTTTGAGATCATTTATCGCTCCAATCCGCCCGAAAAGCAGAGTGCTTTCATCGGGCATTTTTCAGCACGCCTATCTGTTTTTGAAGTGCAGGCCCTGACTGGGATACGCCGGGTGAGCACTGCGCCCTTGACGCTGTACATCCTGTCGGTGTACTCCTGGGCTAAGGTGGCGTCATGCTCAATGATCCACACCTTGTACTGCTGCGTGTTCTTGTTCTCGACCAGCACAATGCCGCGCTCGATCCCTAAAATGTGCATGTAGAGGTTGCATTGTTTGTGAGCGCCTTCAGGAGGATCACTGCTCTCTTCTAGCTTCTCAAAGGTCTCCTGCTTGTATCCTTTGATCTCGACGACATAGCGCTGGCCAGCGTACTCAATGACAGCATCAGGAGTGAAATGCAGGTAACGTGTTTCATCGTAGTGCGATGTCTCGACTTCCACCACCCTTGCATGGTCCTGAAAGAGCCTCTGATATTTTTCGTGGAGTAACCACCCGTTGAGAAAGACCGCGTTTGTGTGGGCATCCCAGGGTTTGCTCTCTGGATGTTTGGCCTGCTCAGGATAGAGCGCTAGCAGAACCTGACGCCTGAGACACCATTCAGAGGGAGCTTGCAGGATGCTTGATGCATGGGGAGCGCCAATACGGAGAGGCTTTGCCGCTTCCCATTGGTTAAACATGTAATCAAGCTCTAATTTGAACAATTGGGCAACCGTGCGACTATTCATCTTCACATCCCTTTGTGGGCGGGCAGCAACACCCGCCCACAGCTAACAGTTAGAATTCGGGGATCTCGCTCTCACCGGTTTCAATGGTGACTGCTGCTTGCACATGTCCATTGCTGCTCTCAGAGACGCCAGTGAGCGGGGGGCAGGCAGCCAGGATCAACTCCTTAATCCGATCAGGCGTAGGTGTCGCTGCTTTGAGGCGTGGATCAAGAGGCTTGGCGGGCTTCGGGATGACGGTAAACTTCTTCTGCTGGCCAGCTCCATCTTGTTCGATGGTGAAGTCGTTGTTGAGGATACTGTTTCCGTAATCAGCATCTTTGTAGATGTTCTTGAATGAAGTCAGCACAGCGCTGATTGTCCCAAAGCTCGTCAATTCCAGTATGCGAATGCCATTTACTGCCTTTTCTACCTCACCGTCATCAGTCTTTTCTTTGTAGGTGATCTGCTTGCCGGTTTTCGTGTCGATCACGGAGTAAACATAGACAGGCAGATAGAAGTAATTGGAGGCTTGCATCTTTCTATCGCTGGATGCCCCGGACTTCTCACAGTGCCAGCACGACTCCCCAATCTCTTTGGCGCAGATCGCGTTCACACGAGCGGACGGCTGCTCGCTCCATTTGTTGTGCTTTGCAAGAACGATCATCTCTGGCAGGTTATAGAGCGGGCGAACGGTGGCCTTTTCTCCATCCTTCAGGAAAAGGAAAACAGGCTTTTTACTGGCTCTGGGAGCACTTGCGCGTGCTAATTCAGATTCAATCAAATCAAGGACGTTCATTTTCTTTCTTCTTTCTTCATTTCAAATTTCCTGAGTGACAGATGCATCACAACCTTCCGAAACACCTGCACCTGTCACCTCATGAGATGAGTGTACCATAAATAAGATAGAATTGTCAAGAATATTGATAAAGTATCAAGAATATGATAAGATGATGGCAATGAAGTACATACACAGGAGGAATACATTGACTGACGACATTTTTATAACCGTTGAGCAGGTTGCTGAACGGCTCCAGGTTCACCCGGCCACCGTCACCAGATATATCAATGATGGGCGCTTAGAGGCTATTCAGATTGGCCGCAATTACCGTATCCATCCAGAGGCGTTCAATCGCTTCGTTGAGCAGCAGAAAGTGGAGACAGTGAAAGGCGCAGAATCGCCATGCTAGAACTGTATCCTGACCAGCAAGAAGCCTTGAATGCTGTTCTGGCTCACTATAACGCGCAGCCTGTCGGTGGTCGTGCCCTGGTAGTTGCCCCGACCGGATGGGGAAAAACAGTTTTGTTCAGCTCCCTTGCAAGGGGGCTCGCGGGCAGAACAGTGCTCATGATTGCCCATCGGGATGAACTGCTCAACCAGGCGCGCGACAAATTCCAGATGATTGATCCTTCTGCTATTGTGGGCAAGGTTGGTGGCGGTATCCATGAGTATGGCGCGCCGATCACTGTCGCCGGGATCGACACGATAAGTCAGGAACGGCATCTGAAGAATCTACACAAGTTTGGCTATCACGTGGTGATCTGGGATGAATCCCATCATTGCAGAGCGCCAAAATATGAGAAGGTGCGCGCTGTGCTGCCCGATGCTTTTCACCTGGGCGTCACCGCCACACCAGACAGGCTGGACAAAAAGTCACTTGAACCGCTCTTTGGGAAGCCTGTTTTCCAGATGAGCATTATTGAAGCTATCCAGCAGCATCGACTCTGCGATGTGCGGGCGATAGCGATACGCACAGAAACGAATCTGGATGATATCCGTTCATCAAAAAATAGCGACGGTGAAACAGACTTCAATCAGCAGGACCTGGCCCACGCCGTTGATACCGACGCCCGTAATAAGCGGTTAGTCGAAGCCTATCAAGAGCATGCCGACGGGCGACGGGCTATCTGC